TCAGCGTGTCGGCTTCACAATCTCCCCAACACGACGGTAAACCGTCTCGGTTATCCGCTTGTCCGTATGCCCCAACAGGCGACTGGCATCGCCCAGGTCCAGAATCTCACTGGCAGCTTTCGGGCGGATGTCGCGGAACTGAAACTGTCGAATACTGGATGCAAGAACACCGTCGCCTACCTCTCTGGCGATGGAGATTGCTTTGTCGCGAGCATCGTCAAAGCGTAGCCGGAGCATGTGCTTAGTCACCTGCCTGCCGTCTTCGGTGATTATCAGGTAAGGGTTTCGCACTCCCCGTAAGCGTCTTTGCTCTATCAGCCTTGCAACCAAGGCGCCTAGGTCATTCAGTGCGCCGGCAGCGGTCAGGCGAATGCGTAGCTTCTTCGATGTCTTGCCCTGGGATACCTGCAGAAATTCGTTTACGGCGTCCGCCTCACGCATGGACAGCGTATCCGCCGGGCGCTGGGCAGTCAGGTAGGCCAGGTCCATCGCGTCACGCAGTTCCGAGGCTGCTACCGCATACACTGCGCCCCAAATTTCCTCGGTGGCATAGAAGTCACGCGGCACCTCTTTGTTCTTGCGCACGCCGGCAGCGGGGTTGTTTTCGGTCAGCCCCCACTCCCGCGCAATGTTGTAGATGTGGGACAGTAGGGATATCTCCCTATTGGCCCGGACCTTGGCGGTTCGGCTGTCCCGGTACTGCGCGATGATCTGCGGCGAAACTGCATCAATGGGGGCATCATTGAAAGCCTTGCGCAGCTGTTTGAGGCTCAGCAAGTTGTCGCTCTGGGTCTTGGGCTTCTTGCCTGGGATGATCTCTCGTTCATACCGGTCAAACACCTGGGCCAGGAGGGCGTTCTTCTTCGGCACGGGCTTGCAATCAAGCTTTGCCCATTCAGCCTTGGCGATATCCAAATCACCCCCGAGCGGGATTTCCACCCGCTTCCCGTCTTCATTCCTCCCGTCGTAGTAATAGCCAACCCACTCTTTGCCACCCTTCAGCGTGCGTACGCGCCGAATCATTCGCGGCGGCAGGTCCCTGTTTGCCGCCTTTTTCGCTCGCATCTTTTTATCCTACTCTGGACAAGTCCAACGACCAGGCTTCGGCCGCAACGTTTTCTGCTGAGGGTTTTACGCCTGCCAGCTTCATCCGAGCGTATACCCGGCCCACAACTGGCCGGCGCGCCCGGGTCAGCACGTACTTCCATCCATTCAGGTTGAGCCACGCGATCTGGCGCGAGGGGATCATATAGCCAGTAATTGCCGCGATTTCTTCCTCGGCAAGGGTTTCGCTTTGCATTTCCATGGTGTGCACCTCTATGCCTCTGGTTTGTCGAGTGAGCCCGCAGGCCGCGCTGTCTTGATGATGTGGATTGCCAGGCCGAAGCTGATCAACAGCCAGGCGCAGGTGCCGGCGAAGGCGTAGAGCAGTGCCTCGGTGGTGCCTATGCCGACAAGGCCGGGCCCGGCCCAGAAGGACCAGCCGAGGGCTCCTACCAGGTACAACAGGACGCCCAGTACAGTCAGGGTGAGTTTCATAGCGAACAAGGGGTGTGTCCTAGCCGCGCGGGGCGGCACATAGGGGATTGGAGTGATAGCTTTCTGCCTATCTTTCAAACAGGACCGAAGCGGTGTACAAAAGGGTTCAACTTGGTTCGTGATGAGGCATGGACGTGTCACACAACTTCGATGCTCCGATAGCGCACGCTTACCGGGGTCACGTTATGTTTCTCAAGTTCGACTGGCGTCGCCCGAACGACCAGAGCCCTGTTGCTGCAAAGATCATTGAGCCAGCACCCATCAATGGCTTGGGTGAGGTTGCAGCAGAGTTGGAAGGCCCCTGGCCTGACTATCCGGCAGCGCTTGATGACGCGATGGCGGCAGCTGAACGATGGATCGATAGCCAGTTGCCGTGAATCCGCCCACCGGCAGGCATGTAGGGGGATTGGGGTTAGGCTGCTGGGTGTTGCGCGGTGTCGCGGAAAACATCCATCTGCGCAGCGCCGTCGAGCCAGGCTGCTGCGATCCGGCGTTCAGCCATTGCGGCATATTCCGGGTTCAATTCGCACAGGATCGATTTGCGACCTTCCTGCATTGCGACCACCGCCGTAGTGCCGGCGCCGCCGAACGGGTCGAGTACTACGCCGCCGCGCGGGGATCCTGCCAGAATGCAGGGGCGGATCAGGTCCGGCGGGAAGGTGGCGAAGTGGGCGCCCTTGAAACTGTGGGTTGGCACTGTCCAAACGGTCCGCTTGTTTCGCTCGCTTGGCATTACCGCAAGGGCTGAGTCCATCGACTCGTTGTCTTTGATCCTGCCCCGGCATCGCTCCTTGTTATCCGTGCCATGCCCCCAGCCAACTCCATTCGGCTTTCTGGCGACCGCCTTCATGTTGCCGTTGGTCTTAGCTCCGCCGTTGGCCCGGTCGCTCCCGATCTGCGCAAGTACGTCTTGGGAGAGTCGGTTATGGGTGTTCGGAGAGCACGGCTCAAGGATTGCCGATTGGTCGTAGAAGTACTTCGGCGACTTGCTCAGCAGAAAAATGTATTCGTGGGCCTTAGTGCATCGGTCGCGGACGCTCTCAGGCATCGGGTTCGGCTTGTGCCAGATAATGTCCTGTCGCAGATACCAGCCGTCATCCTGCAGGGCGAAGGCCAATCGCCAGGGCATTCCCATCAGGTCCTTATGCTTGAAACCGGCAGGGATCTTGCTGGAACGCCGAGCATTAGCGGTGCGTACCGCCACGTGGGGCGCATCGCTGTTGTGGCCGCCCATGCCTGCCGGCCCGTTGGGCTTGCTCGCATAGCTGTCACCCATATTCACCCAGGCGGTACCGTCGTCGCGGAGTACTCGGCGTACTTCGCGGAACACCTCGACCAGTCGAGCGATAAATTCAGCCGGCGTTTCCTCCAGGCCGATCTGGCCGTCTACGCCGTAATCCCGCAGCCCGTAGTAGGGCGGGCTGGTTACGCACATCTGAACCGATTTATCTGGCAGCGTCCGCATCGACTCAATGCAGTCGCCGATCAAAACGCGATGCTGTTTCATGGCCTTGGCCCCTTGTAGATGAAGACGTAGGCGAACCAGAGGGTGGCGATCATCAGTAGTCCTCCCAATTTAAGCCCTGGATATATTCGTTCGGGATTGTCACTGCCGCTTCCGGTATCACGCTTTCTGCCGGGCCATCGCCGAAGTACCCGATTGCCGCCTGGGCCCGCTCCATTAACAGACGAACGTGTCGCAGCTGCCAGGCCTTGCGTGCCTTGTAAGAGCGCAGTGCCAGTGCCTTGTCGGTGTAGGCGAATCGACGGCCCCAGTTGCCACCGTCTTTCAGCACGCGCTTTATGCGCTTCTTAACTGCCTCGGCGGTCCAGCTGTATTGCGGGCCTTTGACCCGGTCGCAGGTATGGGTATCGCCGATGTAGAAACACTGCGCCGTCTCGCTGATCACCTGATAGGTGATGCAGTGCACCTCCAGGCCTTCCGGGCCAATGGTGTCGATATAGCGGTAGTGCTCCGGCCAGGCTTTTTGAGTCTCTTCAGGCATGACTTCGTCCTTGTCGCCATAGCGGCTATCAAATTCATAGAGGGGAGAGGTATCGTTGCCTCCTTAGAAACGGAGGTGTGATGTGGTAGTACACGGGATTGAATATCGTTTTTGCCTTGCTTCAAGCGTCGTTATAGGTCATGACGGCTTGGCTTTAGAGTGTTGGGAAGGCGAGAGGGCGCAGATGTTCGAGATCTTCCGGAATGACGGAGCTCTGCGTTTCGAGGTAACCCTATTTGAGCCAAGTGTCCCCCTAGAATTGCTTGAGTACGCCGTTCAAATTGCACGAGATAGCCTCGGGGATTTCTGCCCATAACTCCGACTCAGGAACACGCAATGAACAACTGCAGCATATGCCAACGGCCCTTAAATACCCGCCCTGAACGCATGGATTGCGGGGGTGATTGTCTGGAGTGCATGGCTGAGTGCGGTGATCCAGACGCCAAGCTGGCTATGAAAAAAGTTCTTCAAGATGGTAGTGGCGCAAAAATCTCGGCAGCGATAAACCTGAGCACCCGATCTAGGCTCTCAATGCATTCTTATCCTCGCTTCGGTATGCGGCTATAGCGGCTGACTTGAAGGGGAAGGGGCCACGGATTTTGCGGGTGGGGTACGGATGTACTCCTATCGGGGTTTGGCACTCTGCCGCGATAATTCCAGGGCGTCTTCGCCTCCTTGGGTCATTTCCCAAAGAGCAGGGCTGCGCTGCACACGATTCAGCAGTCCGAGCTGGGTGAGCAGGTCAAACCAGTGCCGGCCAATGCCCGCTTCCTGACCGTCGTCCGCGCGCTCTCGGAAGCTATCCAGCTTGCTTTCACCTTTTCTGCGAATGGATGCTTCGCCGTCGCCGCGCTCAATCGAGCCTGCTGATCCTCACGTTTTTTCATCGCAAGCGGATTCTAAAGCTCTCAGATTTGGGGGAAGCTAAGAATGCAGATATACTCAAGTTGTATGGTTAACTGAGGAAAAGTGTTTAGCTATCTTTTGTAGATAAATAAGGAATGGCGATATATGTTGGAGTTTCTACATAGAAATCCTTGGGCTCGATCAGCGATCCCATTGGTATTGGCTGCCATTGTGGGGGTGGCTTCAAGCTCCCTAATCGTTGAGGTGGCTAAAGGTAACGAAATATACTGGGAAGAAATTTTCAAGAAAAAATCTTTATATATTCTAATCTTGGCTATAATTATATCTGTCGTATATCAGGTTTATATATTCAAGGAAGATAGTAGTTTCTTGAAGTTGACATCGAAGCAATTTGGTGAAGTTCTAAGGGCGCAATTGGTTTCGGAGTCTGCAAAGCATTGTAAAAAGCTCATAAAAGAAGAGCGGCTTGATGAGTTGATAGTGGCGACTAGCAAGCTCACAAAACTGTTTGAGGAAGATAAGCAATGAACGTTTATTCTACGTCTGAATTTTATGATGATGTTCAGAGTTTAGGGTCTGACGAGCGAAGCAAAGTTATGCGTTTGTTCGACAGGGCGAGCTCGCTAACTATGCGCCAATTGCTTGATGGTGGAGACTTGAAGCCTCTCAATATCTCAGGTGAAAACTTACATGTACTCAGTGCAGGAGGGGTTAAAATTTATTGCGTCCTCGGGCGTGAGGATCAACGGGGTGGTGATGCTGATCTAGTTTTGATTCGTCTGGAAAGTGCTAAGTCTCCATTTGGATCAGGCGCGGGTCGTGATATTGCTGCTGGGCGTAGAGTGCGCTAAATGAGAAACAAACCTCTCATTGGCTGAGTTGCCTGTAATGTGCTTCTGCTTTTACGAGGTAAGGCTATTTGCATTTCAGTTATTGGAATTGATCAGTATGGTTAATGTGTTAGTTAATGCCCAGTCGGCTCCCTTTGCAGTCATGGCGTGGTCGCTGGAAAAGACAGCCTAGATATCGGGTGTGAGTAGACGACCGGTCGTCAATCTCGGAATTGGTTCGACCGGTTTTCTTCTGTAGGCATGGGGAGTCCTTGCCTGGCCATGCCCGGGCGGTGGAGTGGGGTTCTACGTTGATGAATAACGATCAGGACTTACCCACAGGCTTGTGCGTTGAGCAGCTGGCGGGTTATGGCCCACCATGCGCTCATCAAACGCCTGGAGCGCTGCCGTATGAAACGACTAACAGAGTGGATAAACCTAGTCGCTGCCCTCCTTCACCTTATCGTCGTGATCATCCGCACCGGCTGGCTTTGAGCTACGATGGCCCCTTCCTCTAAATGGGCTGGACCATGACAAAGCACGATATTTACGATGAGATCGAAGGCTTTCAGGTTTGGAACTACATGGATTGCGACAATGACGATGAGGGCTGGGAGACCTGGCGAATCAACGTCGAGGTGAAGCGCGGTAGTGAAGTTGTGGTGCCGGTTGTTGCGTGTGACCGAACCTATGTTGACCGTGGCCTGGCGCAGGTTGCAGGGCGCGAGGTAGGGGCTCGGTTGATTGCTGGTGCCGGCCTATAGGTTTTCTGCGGGTATGGTGAGTTCCGGTCTGGCTGCCCCCTGGCGATTGAGGTGGGAAGATCAAGCGATTGCGGTTAGCGCGAGGACATCCTCGCCACCACGCGCGATGCCGGCGTGCAGTTCCACCTTGCTGCCAGCAAGCATCCCGGCGATCTGGGCATTTATATCAAGCTCTACCGCCTTGCCTTTCCTGGACTTCCCGATTTCCTGGGTAGCGAGATATTCTCTGATCTGTGCCTTGTCCTGCGCCTGAATCGCAACGAGGTCTTGGCCGGTGGCGGGGCTTACCAGCGGATCATCGTCGCCTTGAGGCACAAGAGCTTTCAGCTTCGACTGGACCTCCCAAACCCACGCCAGCGCAAAGTGGTCGCCGGCAGTTTCTGCCGAATACCGGCTACGACGGACTCCCGACCTGACGGCCGAGCAGTACTCCTTGCGCGCCTGAGTAAGCTGGGTGTGCAGTGCTTCATACGCGTACAAGGCGATGTTCTGGGCGGGAGAAACGCCGACGAATGTCGCGCACTCAATGATTTGGCCTTTTGCAGAACACCACGTCCGGCGGCGCAGGGTTGTGCAGCTGAATGCGTCTGCTACAGCGATGCTCAGCTGCTGATCCCACGCTGGCCGACGCCTGGTGCGGAACAGGGCCGACTCAACCTCACCGACGTCGCTCAACTTCACATCCATTTCGGTCAGCCGGTACTCGCGCATCAATGCCTGGGCCTGCCGGAGTGCCGTTGCAGCTTCGTTCTCGTTGGCGCTTTGAGCCAGTGCCAGGCAATGCTTGATCTTGCGGATCGCGCGCTCGAGTTTCTTTTCGTCGATCTGTTGTGCGGACATATGGGAGCCTCGCCGGCTGGCGTTATTGATTGATATGAGTTATATGCTTAAAACAAAACCGGTTGCTTGGGGGGTAAATGAAAGTAAATATAGTTTCCACGTTGCGTTGGCTCAACGTAAATGCGGAGCCGGGTATATATGAAATGATGCCTGGGGTCTCTTTAATTAATGATCCAAAACTTATAAAAAATTTCCTTGATGCACCTTTCAAGTATTTTGTCGGACATATTGAGCATAATCATCTGCTCCGTGCTGATCATTTAGTAGTATGTAGGCCGGAAGAAGTTTCTATTTGGAAGGGGTATGACCACAGCGAAACTTTGCTACTTACATGGCTGGTATGGCTCTCCATGATTATTGAAGACTCATGGTTGGTGAAAGATAATGCGATAGGATGTGAGCTAGCACACTGTCATCTCAACAATGAAGGTCAGGATTTTTGGACTAGTAACGGATTGTATTCAACGCTGTCGAAGGCTAATGGCGACGCCTTGATGGACACTACGTTCAACGCTTTAGAAATAAATCAGTGGCGAGATGTAAGTTTTGAACTTAGAAGTCATATCCATGACAGGGGGTTTAGCATGTTCAACTCACCTGTTTCAAAAAAAAGCACTCGGTTTGACCGCTTTCTCAACTTCGTAACGTCTTCGCGTAAAACTCAATATCCATCTCTGAAAATTGCACAAATATGCAGTGCGCTAGAAAGTCTTTTTTCAACTAGTACAGGTGAATTAACGCACAGGCTTTCTGAGCGAGTTGCTCACTTTCTAGGTGGTTCAGCAAAGGATATGGAGGCTCGATACCAATTCATGAAAAAGGCCTATGGGATTCGCTCTCAGGTCACTCACGGTTCTCACATAAAGCAAGCAGATATTGATGCTTCACTTTCTATAAGCCAAGGATTGCAAGATATTTGCCGGGAAATTGTCTTTGTAATTTTGCGTGACTCGAAAAAACAAGCGGTTGTGTATGGGACGAATGAATTCATTGAGGATTATTTTCGAAAAGAACTGTTCAGATAAAGTAATACTGCACCGCCTGAGCTAGTGCCGTAACATTGTATTTGCGATTTTGTAAAAATTTTGACATTTCACGTAACCGGCATGGAGCCGGATCAGGAGTGGTTCGTGGCAAAAAAGTTAGAGTTTTGGGGCATCCTTTGTACAGTCGTCTATCTACTTGTGATAGCGGCGACTGTTGCATTTAAATTCGATAGTTTTGTAAAGCTTGAGTTAAATGCTTTAGGTGACTTTCTTGCCGGAGCATTCGGGCCAATCGCATTTCTTTGGTTGGTCCTGGGCTTTTTGCAACAAGGAAGAGAATTGAAGTTAAGTACCGATGCGTTACAGCTCCAAGCTCAAGAGTTGAAAAACTCAGTGGAGCAGCAGTCGATAATGGCATCAGCGGCGATCAAGCAAATTGAAGCAGCGCAGCGGGCATTCACAATTCAGCAGGCCGAAGCGGAACGTGCAATATCGGCTGACTTCGGCGCTACCATCGGATATAAGACTGGCGGTCGTAGGCCGAACACAGCTATTAACAAATTCTACCTCGAAAATTCGGGCAATTCCGCTGATCAGGTAATAGTAACTTTCGATCCTCCTTTCGATCAATTGTCAAAAGTAGAGATAGGTATGATTAAGTCTGGAGGGAAATGGGAAAGCGAGCTTATTTTTGATACTTCTCGCGCAGGTTCCATCGGGGAACTGCTTATTGAATATGAGGGGGTCGACGGGAAGAGCAGGTGCGAATACTTCACTTATCTGATATCTGAAGAACATTGGGTTATTTTCAAAAAGCGCAGAGCGGCCTAGTTTGGTTCAGTTTGATACGCCCTCACGAGCGAACGACTCAAGCTGTCGCGACTGTTTTTCGCTAACCTCAAAAACAGGTCGCGACATGTTGACGAAGCGCGCCGATTCATCGGTTGGTGCTGCTGCTAAGTTGATCAGGAAAGTAGATACCGTGTCCTGCCATTCCTCAAAGTCGTGCCGCTGGCCCAACACTTGAAGCGCATGATCGAGCGCTTTCGAGACAATCATCGTTCGCTTCTCGGCGCCGATCCTGTCGAGCAGCGCCTTCTCTTTCGCCCGCTTGTCCCGCTGGATCTGCGCGTTGTCCTTGGCCATGGCCTACCTCTTCGATTTCATGTGCGGGCAAATCAAGCCATTCCTGCCGCCGGCGCTGTCGCACCTGGTTGTTGATGCGCTTCATGGGGTGTCGGCGAACTTGAAGCCGTTCTCCTGGGCGATCAGCGTCACGCGCTTGATGTGCATGCCGAGGTTCTTTGCTGCCACGCTTGCTGTAACGCCTTTGTCCGCGTCTGTGCGTACTAAGTCCGTCAGAATGGTCATGTCCCCGTTGTTCGGAAAGTCGGGGTAGTGATGGGCCAGGACCGCCGAGGGGAACGGCTCAATCTCGGCGAACCAGGCGGCACGCATGCCCAAAGTAATGGGCATGGTGGCTCCTGGCCGGTATAGTCAGCGCTTTATCCAAATGGTAAGCACGATGGGATTTTCGACGCGGGTAAGGAAGCCGGACCGATGGGATTGGATGCGTAGAAATTACATCTACCTTCTTGGGTTACTAGCCTTAATTATTTCTGTAATGGTGGGCGCGTTAGTAATCGTACATTTTCAGTTCGGGTTAGATATTTGGTGGATATCAATTAAGCACCCGGAGACCGCGCAATATTGGGGTCAGCTTGGCGATTTTATTGGCGGTATTTTGAATCCGCTATTGAGCTTCTGCGCCCTTATTGCTGTGCTTTATAATCTTTCTCTTCAGAGAGAGGAGCTTGCTCTCGCTCGTAAAGATGCTAGAGATGCTCAGGATATACAGATCAAGCAAAGTGCTATTTTCAAGCAGCAAAACTTCGAATCAGTTTTTTTCAGGCTGCTTGAAGTGCACTCATCTCTTTCAAAAAGTATGAGAATCAGGGTGGGTGCTGGAAGCAACGCTAAAGTGTATGAAGGTGAAGATGCTTTTAGGCACCTTGAGTTAAAGTATCTCGGAGCGTCGTATTTGGAGCCAAACCAATACATACCTCTGGATGATCAGCTAAAAGAGGTAAGAGAAAAATCGCAATTATTTTTAGACGACCACGTCGGGTCGGTAGGTCATTACTATAGGAATATTTACCAAATATTGAAATATGTTGATGGTTTTGGCAGTGCTTCGTTTGGCGCTCCAAACAAGCCGCCAGTTGGCATGGAAGTAAGGCGTGCATTGCGATCATATAGATCGCAGAGAAACTATGCGAACATATTAAGGGCGCAATTAAGTAGTAGTGAGGTTTCCTGTCTTTTTCTAAATTGCTTGGCTAAGCAAGGAGATGGCCTGAAATTTTATGTAGAGAAGTACTCCATGCTGAAAACAATAGAGCGATCAGTTGTTGGGGATAATAAGGGTGTTTGTGATCTTTTTAATAAGCTTGCATATGCCGATTATGAGGAGATGGATATGCTTGATATTGTAAGCTTGATACGCTCAAGATATGAAAGTTAACGAATGGGCGAGGATGAACTGACGGCCCCCCCATGTACGCATATGGGGCGAGACAATCATGAGTTGTCTTCTTCGGCGTTCATTTGAAGCGAATCGGCGAAACCTGCTTGCTGTAATTTGCGCGCCACGATTTGGGATACACAAAAATCGTGGCGCGGAATTACGAAGTAATCGGCGGACTTAACAGTGCCCAGCGAGTGAGCATGCGCGATCAGTCGCCAGATGGCAGTCCGGCCCTTCGTCTCGCCCAGCTCGGCGGTGAGCGCCGCCAACCGGTTGCGCATTCCTTGGCGGAAGTAGTGGCGGATTATGTCGGGTGGCCCTTTGACCTTCGGCGGTGCCGGCGGCAGATCCTCGGCCTGGCCATTCAGCACCAGCAACTGGACCGCTTCGCTTACCTCTTCAATCTCATGCCAGAGCATCAGCTCGTCGAGCATCTGCCGGGTGCCGTACGGGACCGTGTGCCGCAATTCCTGCTCGCCCAGCTCCTGCCGCTTCTCGGCAAGCTTGGCCGTGCGTTTCTTCTGTTCGGCAGCCATGGCCTACCTCTTCTATTCCGCTGGCCGGGAGTGCGAGCCAGGTTTGACGTTTGCGTTGCGGGGGGCGGGCTATGCGGCGCATGAATCGACCTTCACCTGATGCCACGCGCCGAACGTTTCGAAGATCCACGCGGCGTGTGCCTCGTCGAGCGATATCGCTTCAGGTATGGCGATCCAGCCCGAGGCCACCATCTGGCTTTGGTTTGCCTCGTCGCGCAGCTTCTTGTAGCAATGCTCGATCACGTCTTCCAGGTGGTCGGAGAGGTAGACGCCATCGGGCGCCACCTCCACCGACTTACTGTAGCGGTCGCCGCGGGCGTCGATGCAAAGCGTGCTCAGGTAGATCGTCCAGCGGTGGGGGATACCACAAACGGCCTGGCCGATTTTTCCGGGCGCGATGTTCTTCAGCGACTTGTAATTGATCATGCCCTGGTGGCCGCTGGGGTCGATGTTGACCACCGCGACATGGTTGGAGGCCAGTAGCGAGCGGCACGACCTGGCGATGCGTGCCTGCAGGTTATGCGGTTTGCGCTTGCTCATAAGCCCTCCGCAAGTTTGCGCAGTGCCTTACGTTCTGTCGCTGTGATAGGCGGCTTGCGGCGCTTGAGGATGGTTTCGGGATCGATCTTGGTGGAGCGGGGCGGTGGCAGCGGTTTGCGTGGCGGGCTTGGCAACTGCGCGACTGTCCCGCCAGCGGCCAAGAACTCCGCCGTGCGTTCCGATATCGAGTAAGCGTCCTGGCGGTGCTGCTCGACCAGGCTGAGGTGGTTGCTGATCATGTCGGCCTCACTTGATGCGGATTGAGCTGTCGCCGCGCTCGAGGTGAGCCCATTTCGGCTCTTCGAGAAGTTCGTGTTCGACGTCCTCGCCGGTGGCCATGCGCTTGCGCACTTCAGCATTGTGGTCGCGGATTGCTTTGAGCTTGGTGGCGATAGCGCGCTTGTCAGGTGAGAACACGGTTTTGGTATCGATGAAGTCGTCCGGGATGTCATCTTCTTTATCGACAATGACCTTTTCGGGCGCCAGAGCCAGAGTGATCGTGAACAAGGGCCGTCTGATCGTCTTGATGTCGGCGGCCTCCATGTTGTTGCGCAGGTATTCATCGAGCTTGCCAACGGTATTCTTTCGGATGCGCTTGAGCTCATTCAGCCGGTCGACCTCTTTGTCTATTGCATCGATATCGCCCTGGATATTCCGACTCAGCATTACGACACTTTCTGCCTTATCGTTGAACTCGCCCTGTATCTCGTCCATGGCATGCTGCAAGGCCTCTTTCAGGCCTTCATCATCCGTGTCGGCCATGGACTGGAGCTCGGCGAGCTTGCCGGTCAATGTGTATAACTGGGTCATGCTGCGTTCTCCTTCTCGGCATCAGTGATTCGTTTCCATTCCAGCGAGATACGCTCGGCGCCCTTGGTGTCCTTGCGCAGAGTGAGTTTGCGTACCGCAACGTCATGGATCTTTTTCAGCTCTTGGGGGGACTGGGCTCCGGCCATCGTGTCGATAACCGATTTGATGTAGTCCAGGCGCTCCTGCTGCTGGCGAGCCTTCTCGGCCTCCTTGTCTTCGGCGTGTTCAATCAGCTCTTCATCCTTCAGTTGATTGACGTACTCCGCGTCGTCAAACATTCCCAGGAACACGTCGGCGCTGAAGCCGAGCATCGATAGCGATTTCTTGATGGCATCGGTCAGCGACTTCTTCGGCGCCTCGCCATCGGTTGTCGTACCGAACTTCGATTTGTAGAGGTAGCGAGTGCATCCGTACTGCTCAATCTCGCCGCGTTTTCCGTCCAGCTCGAACCAGAAGCGAATTTTGATGGTGTGGTTGAGTTCACGACCCAGCACCAGGCGTTTGTCGCCTTCGCCGCTGGCCATTTCTGAGCCTTCGTCGAAGCGCTCCTCCATGACCGTCCAACCAAACCCAATTCCGACCGGGCCGAACACTTCGGTGGCCTTCATGATCATCGCCGTACCGTTCAGGCTGGTGATCTTCTGACCGCCAACCTCGGCAGCTTTGGTGTAGCGGGTATCGGTCGTGCTGACCTTTTCCCAGACCTGCATGTTCTTCGACATGGGGATTCCTTGCCGCGATGCTCGCAGCGATAAAGGGGGTAGGGGGAATAAGAGTTGATAAGCGCTCTTATTCGCATTTAAGATATGTTATTACGTAACAACTCACCGCAAGGAGCCTCACCTATGAAAGTGTTGTCCTCACTCAAAGAAGCGAAAAACCGTCACCGTGACTGCCAGATCGTTATGCGCCGCGGCCGGATCTACGTGATCTGTAAATCCAACCCAAAATTCAAAGCGCGGCAGGGCAGTGCGAAGAACAAAAACAAGGGTAAAGGCTGATCAGCTTGCTTGCTGATCCTGCTGCTGAACCCTGTAGCGCAGGACCTGGAGCACTCGACCGCCGTAGCCAGGCTCTGCGTACTGCTCAACCGGAGCACCGAAGAAGCCGCGGCGTTCGGCCAGGCTGTAGGCCTCGCGCAGGTTGTGAGCGCTAACGTCTTCGAGTTGTTCGTCGATCAGGGATTTAACCGGTGTGGTACTCATTGAATCTCCTTACGCCGCCGGCTGACATCCAGTAGACGGGCGCTATACCAGTGGAATTCTTCTGCGTTGATGGCGCCCGAAGTAAAGTGGCGGACGATCAAACCCTCAGCCAAGATCTCGTCGAGAGCGGGCTTATCTGGATCTTCAAGCGCAAACAACGCTTTATCGATCTCAACGTAGGGGCTCACAGTTCATTGTCCTCGGCCTGGGCGACAAGAGCGTCATCAGCCAAAGGTTGAAGGAGGCGTTCGGCAATCTCGCCGAGCTTCCCAAGTTGGTGGTCACTCCGGCCAAGCAGCTCCAGTGCTTCCGATTTCACCCTCGAACCCGCCATCCCTGCGATCAGTAAGTAGCCCAGGGCTGGAGTGTCGACGCCGCAGTCGGCCAGAAGGTTGTTGGCGTACTCATCGACAGCCAGTGCGAACTGGTAGGCCGTGACGCCTTGCTGTGGGTGTAGGTGTCGCTTGAACACGACACTGCCACCTCTGGCCAGCTCTTCGGCGGCGTTGTACAGCCATTCGCTGCGAGCCAATTGCTGAGAGGTTTCGCTCACCGGAGGCGGCAGTTGTTCGTCGTGCTCAAACTGAGCCTTGCGTAGTGCTGACATGGTCGCCTCCAAAGTGGCGGGTTGTTCACCTATATTCGTCAACACTCATGCCTCCCGCTGGTTGCCGATGGGCGCGGGGGAGGAGTGCTGACGGGTAGAGGCGGGATAAAGAAAGCCCGGTTGGACGTCCGGGCTTTCACAGATGCCGTAGCTTTGTGCTTGTTTTTGGCGGGACCGTCAGCGCCAGAACGCCGAGAGCCCCGGTCTAGAACGCCAGCGCTCACGATGGAAGCGCAAGGGACCGGTTGGCAGGCCGTCATCAGTTGGCGGTTCTGGCCGCGCATGGCTGAGCGCTGCGCCGATCAGGAACAGTAGGAGCATGGTGATCTCCAGTTAGGGTGTGTGTCGGTCTTTCCCGACTGTCACGGCGCTTGTGCCAGATCAAGGTAGCTCGCCAATACCAGGTTGGCGCTGACCCTGCGCAATGCGGGTTGAGCTATTCGCCGGTGATGCAGGTGGGCGGTTATAGGCCGCAGTTTCGTCCGCATCGGGGTGTGATTTGGTAGGGATTCGAACCCAAAAAAATTACGTCGATTTCGGCAGCGCTACCTAGTCGACACCACCCCGCACGCAGGGCGCCCCTGATCCGCCGAGGCAAACTCCAAATCACACCCCGATGCGCTCTCATAGAGAGGATCGGGTGGGTTAACCGGGTTCGTCCTGACCACCCAGGACCTCAACCATCACCGGTATAGGGCAGTTAGCGACAGGCTGTCGTGGCGCTGGTTGTTCAGTTTGGAAGCGGGTTCTCTGCTTCGTAGCGCAGATTGCTGTCGGCGTCATACCAGCCTGCCACCCAATCGTCACAGAGACTTTCATCAAGATCAGCCCCAGAAATTCTGGACGCGTACCCTTCGTCATATGGAGACTGGTCAGCGTCCTCATCAACAATTCGAATCATCGTTTAGCACTCCATGGGGTTGTTTTCCCGATGCCCACCGCTCTGGATGGGCATCAGTGAAAAGGTCCGTCATGCTGCGAACATCTCTTTGCTGGTGTGGCTGAGGCGAACAGCGCTGGAGTCCGGCGCGTATTGCCGACTCCAGCAGTTCGGCGTCTTGCTCAAGCCCAGGGAATTCCCCGGCAAATTCGCTCACTGCGCCCCGAATCGCTGCCGCTTCGCGCTGCAGTGATGGGATCACGATGTTGAGCATGTTGCCGATCGTGCGCAGATCCAGGCTGCATTCCCGGCAAAGCCGGATGTAGTCGAGCATGTACTTGGGCATGTGCTTCTCCTTCTATCGGGACACTGCACGGATGGTCGACAGCGGCACCTTGGCTTCGATCATTCGAGACAGACTGTAAGGAACCGTGCAACCGCTCTGCTTAGCCAATCGGCATTGTTTGCGGCATTCCTTGTCGGCGGCTTGCTGGTTGTTTGCGCATCCGAACTTCGGCATTTCGTCTACTCCGTTGATTTTCCGGATGACCCTGTCACCAAGGTCATCGAGGAAATCTGTTATCTCCACCACGCGCATCGCCCGATTCATATCTCTGGCCAGGTCACACATTTCGTGTCCGGTGTTCTTCCTGGCTGGCTTGCGTGGTTTCGCGTACTCACATGAGGGAGTACGGCAGCTATCCAGAGGCTGCATGGGCGGCGATTTAGCTTCTTCCGACCCAGGTAATGGCCTGGGTACGTCGCGGGGGTCACGTCAGACTGTTAAAGAGCGACAGGCCTGAGGCCCTGGCGAGTCCCTGTTGGGTGACTCGATGGAGTGAATATGTACCAATGGTTCATATTGGTCAAGTACCAAAAGTACATATTTTTATCGGAGGCACAAAAAAACCCGCTCAGTGGCGGGCTGTTTGGAGGGCGCGATGCGTCAGTCGGGGCCCTGGGCCTTTAGCCTGGCCAGGCCCTGCTTGATGTGACCGGCATTCTCGCCGATGGTGAAGAGAGCGCCGCGCACGTTATCACCGGCCTCGGCATCGCCCTGGCGCTCCACAAAGAGGACAAGTTCCATGATGGCTGCCTCCAAGGCGAGCTGGTTCTCGTAGATGCGTTCGAGCATATCGGGGAGGGAGTAGGGCGCGGGCATTGAATGGCTCCGAGAACTGGAGCCGAAAGAATAGCAGGGAGCCTGGAAACAAGAAGCCCGGCGTTGGGCCGGGCTTATATCAGAGTATAACGGTGCCCGGTGGTGCTAGAGCCATTTCCAGCCCGGCGCATTCTAGCTCCTCACCGTCTGCAAGGACCTTGAGTGACAATTTGCCAGTATGCTGAAGCTGGAAAGGGGTGAGTATTGCGTTGAGCTGGACTGTAAAGAATTTGGCTGGGCTTTCAGCGTCGGGGCTCTGAGCAATGATGCCTTCGATTTGTTCCTTCTGAAGCTCCATTTTGAAGACTTCGTCAGCGCCAAACGTGCCCGTAACAGAAATTTCTTCAAACATGCTCGATTTGTCAGTCGCAATCGAAAGCGCGAGACACAGTTTTGGAAGCACCGTAGGGACTGAGGTCACCAAAAGGCGGTTTGTGTAAATACCCACCATAGTGATCTTCCCGTTGATTTCCTGCCGTATATCGTCACAGAAAACCGAATAGGCGTATCGATTCATTTGCTTTCCTTTTCAAAATTCAGCCTAGCTTGCCGGTCCATCGCATCGCTGACAACATCAAGAGAAACTCCGAGCGCACCACTCAGTCGCTTGCAAGTTGACAGCGCAGGGTCATGCCGACCGCTTTCGATTTTCGCAATTTGTGGCTGGCTAGTACCGATAGCTACCGCCAGCTGCTTCTGGGTAAGTCCAGCCCTTAGCCTGAGAGTGCGAATCGTGGCCCCGTCTTCTGCATAAAAGGTATCCGCAACCCAAGATCGAGACTCCGCGAAGCCGGCAGCATGAACGGGATCCGTTTCAAGCTCTGCCATAAATTGGTCGAATTCGGTGTGCAGTTCTGCGGCAGCCGATGTGTGCACTGGAAGCTTGAATTGGAGAATTACCGGTGGGGCGCCTGAGGCAGATTTACCTGGCTCACCAGTAAAACTCTTCGAGTGATCGGTAGGAAGCGAAAATACGCCGAGAGACTGGATGGTCTGTGTCATAGTCAAAATCTTTCTCAACAATAGCAAGCACGAAATATTGCTTTTTCTGCGGAAGAAACGCGTAAACCAGTCGATACTCAAGGCCTTTCTCAACCAAGGAAAGATCTCGGAGTCGCCAGAGGTTTAACCCGTTTTTCTGAGCCTCAGCCCACATCTTCACGTTGAAAAAAGCATCCCTTTTTGGCTTATTCGGCCATACCCCATAATTTTGCTGGGAAAGCCTGTCCAACAAATCCTGATTGGACCTGAGCTCCTCAATCAGTTCTCGCGTCCGGTAAACGACCAGAGGATCTATCGCTAATATCCTTTTAAAGTCGATCACCAGATCATTGTGAGGGATCAGTTCATACACTATATCGACCTGGGTATATTTATTCAAGTTCAGTCCATTGCCTTGATCATTCAAGACGTCATCCCAGTAAGCTGTCGCGCGGCCTACAACATCCCGCCTCGCCACACCACGCGGCCAATTATTCGAACCTCGTTTATCTCCCCATCACGCAGCGTCTCGTCGCCGTAGCGCGCCTTGTCTGGGTTGTCGCTGCGAATGATCCAGCCGTCGAAGTCTGACTTCACCAAGCGCTTTACGATCGTGCCCTTTGATTCGCTCTGCATGGCGAATATCTGGCCGTCCTTCGGTTCCACTCTCGATTCATCTACCAGCAGCACGTCGCCGTCATTGATGGTTGGCTCCATGCTGTGCCCGTTCGCGTAGATCACGTCCAGGTTCTTCTGGTTGAGGTTATTTGCGCGAAGCCAGGCCGACTTAAATGCCATGACGCCGCGGATCTCGACGTGCGGGTTGTCGTCCCCGTCGCCAGTTGATCCGCGCGCTGTCAGTTGCAGGACGCCGGTGTAGCCGGATTCATCGTTCAGATCGAAGCTGCGCGGGGGAGTGCGACCCTCAACAATCGCCGGACGCGCAGATTCGCGCATTTCGCCACGACCATATTCCAGCCACTCCACCCGCACGTTAAGAGCTGTGGCCAGGGCGAGCATCTTGGCCCCGCCAGGCATCGATTCACCGTTAAGCCATTTGCTGCAGGCCTTCGGTGTCACTTTCGCCATTTTTGCCAGGCGCACACCCGCGCCCCACTCAGGAATCCCAGCCTCGGCGAGGGACTGCTTTAGGCGCGCTACGAAAGAATTGCGGATTTCTTCTATTTGAACCATGGGTTCATGTTCTCACGCGCTTGCATGTACTTTCAGTTCCGACATAAGATGTACCGTAAGTTCATATTTGACTCGGAGGCCATATGCGGCCGCTCAAGAAATCGATTGATGATGCTGGTGGTGTTCCTTCCGTGGCGATGGCCTGCGGGAAGACCCCGCGCGCTATCTACAAATGGCTTGTTGCCGACGCGCTGCCGCGCACCGAGTACACCGGCGAAACCCAATACGCCAAGAAAATTGCAGAACTGGCTGCCGCCAACGGCAAACCGTTCGAGCCTGCCTGGCTGCTCGCCGAGGCACACCCAAAGAAGTCAGCTGCATAACCCTTTCGAACAACCAAGGAGCCTCACCAATGGCATACGACGACACACGCCACCTGAAAGACCGGGAGATCAAGTCCCGCTATGACGATGAAACCTATGAAGCGTTAAAGGCGGTGGCCCGCCTGCACAAGCTGCAGTTGGCCGTGTTTGTGCGCATGTGCGTCGAGGAGAAGTTGGAAAGCATCGTTGAACCGAATGCTACCGGTAAACACATGCAGGCCTGAAGGCCCTGAAGGAGGCTATGTGCCTGAAACCACGATCTGCCACGGGATCGATGGGCGCCTCTACGAGAAGCTTGAACGTTTGGCGAAGGATGCGGGCATGACGCCCGACGAATACGCCGCAAAGCTTGGAGCAGAGCGTTTTTTCGAGAAGACCAGGCCAAGAGGCGCCGGAAAGATCCGGCATCTGCCAACAACAAGGCGAGAACCGCCGAAGGTCGTATTAGGGCCTGAAAAAGGAGGGCCTGATGAAGACCTCAACCAATAAACCCAAATCGCAGGCACAAAAAAGCCGGGGTGCGATCCCGGCTTTTTCACAGCGCTTGCAAATATCGTTTCAATCTGGAGCCGATTATGCACACCTCTAATATCGATGTACAGGCCCTGAATAATCCCGCGCCACGTTTTATGCAATCGCAAAACGTGGCGCGGACAATGGCCCTTAGTCTCGGCGGCGTCAAAATCAAGCAAGACCTTGAAGGTCGGTATTGCCTGAATGACCTGCACAAGGCGGCGGTGGCGGATGGCGCGAACAAGCGTACCAAAGAGCCGGGCAAGTACATGGCAACCGAATCGTTCACGGAAATGTTCGATGAATTAACTACCCAGAATCCGGGTAGTTTACCCGTGGTGACTATTGAGGGGCGCAGCGGCGGGACTTACGTGGTCAAGGAGCTGATCTACGCCTATGCAATGTGGGTCAATGCTCGATTCCACTTGCACGTGATCCGCACCTTCGACGCCGTCGTCATCGGACACATTCAGCTTGTCGAAGGGAAGCAGGCAAGGGAGCGGGCTCGCCTTGAGGCCCCGGCCTTAACTGACGCAATTAAGCACGGCCGTCTCGCCGCCGGCAAAGAAACCAAGCACTACCACTTCAGTAATGAATTCGACCTGATCAACCGAATCGCCCTGGGCATGCCCTCCAAGGCTTACCGCGCTGCGCATTGCATCAGTCCCACCGATTCCATCCGCGACCACCTGACTCCCTGCGAGATTCGGTGCATCGAACACTTGCAGCGCGTCAACGCTTCTCTGATCGACGTGGGCATGGACTTCGAATCCCGCAAGCAGAAGCTCAGCCAGATCTACATCCAGCGCCATAGCCGGGCTCTTCTCTCCGAAATTAAGCGCCTGGAGTTCTGATCATGAAAGACGAACCAAAAATCCAGGCGACGATGATTGATGACGCCTACATGGAACAGTTCACTAATGACCAGCTCGCCTATATGGCCTGGGACAAAAGTGAGTTCTCTCTGAGCGTCTACCTGGATGATGAGGAATCGAAGTGCGAAGACTGCACGAACGACGCCCGTTTCGAGCTTATGACGGCTGTTCTTGCCTCTAAGGTACTGATCCGCCGCCTGACCGGTGTCGACCCTCGCTCCATTCGTGAAAGGGCTTTTAACAAGCTCCTGAGAAGCGATTGCTTCCCTCAGTGGGAGACCCTGCAATGAGCATGGAGCTGATGGTCAAGGCCATGAAGACCAAGGTCGGCAATCCTTTGCGCAAGCTCGTCCTGATTAAGCTGGCAGACAACGCCAATGACATGGGCGAGTGCTGGCCGTCGTATCAGCACATCGCTGATCAATGCGAGATCGGACGTTCCACCGTGAAGGTTCACATCCGCGAACTGGAAAAATGCGGTCTGCTGCGTCGTGAGTTTCGTCGCAAGGGCGAACTTAATCAGTCGAACCTCTTCCACCTTTCGTTGATGAATAGTGGGGCAGGAGCTGCCCTACCTGGGGCAGGAGATAACCCAGGGGGTGGGGCAGGAGCTGCCCCCAGAACCAGTCACTCTTTTGAACCAGTCAAGGAACCAGTAAAGCAGCCGGTCGCTGACGCTCCCTCGGCGAAGAAGAAGGCGCCCAAATTCGACCCGCTCACCTGCAAACCGGCCAACGTTAGCGAGCAGGTTTGGGCGGACTGGTGCCAGCACCGCAAAGAGATCCGCAAGCCGCTGACCAAGACCACCTGCGAGCGCCAAGCCAAGACCCTGGCTGGCCACCACTGGCCCGACGCCGTGATCATCCAGTCCATCAGCAACGGCTGGACCGGCCTGTTCCCGGACAAGGTCGTGGCGGGCGGCAATACATTCAGCAACGGCCCGGACTTCTACGACCAGTCGTGGCGCACCGATACGAGTGATGATCTATGAAGAACGTCACTCAGATGATCCCAGGTGCAGCGCGGGCCCTGGCCACCGCCGCCCCTTATCAGGCCCCGGCGCAGACCGGAACCCAGCTGGGCGTTGTGGATGACGCCACCGGCGAAGTGGTCGAGCGCCTGTTTCGGCAGTTGCAGGCCATCTTCCCGGCCCACAAGCAGGCATGGCCGGACGACAAGGCCAAGGCCGCAGCGATGCGCAACTGGACCATGGGTTTCATGGCAGCCGGCATCCGCACCCTGGAGCAGATCCGTTATGGAATCGAGCAGTGCCGCAAAAGCGGCTCACCGTTCGCCCCAAGCGTCGGCCAGTTCATAGGCTGGTGCACGCCTGGACCTGAGGCGTTCGGCTTGCCAGCGAGCGCTGACGCATGGGTGGAGGCATTGATGGGCGTCTACAGCCACGAAGGCGTGCGCGTCGCGGCCAACGAGACTGGAATATTCGACCTGCGCTCAGCCAAGCAGGAAGACAAGGGCCTTCGCCAGCGCTTCGACCACAACTACGCCGTGGTGATCCGCCGCGCCCAGGAAGGCCAGCCGCTGAACGGGAAGATCCTCACCGGGATCGGCCACGACAGCCAGAAGACGCCCTTTGAACTCGCCAACGAGCTCGCCGACCAGCAGGTCCAGGCAAAAATCATTCAGCAAGGCATCCCGGCCGACGGCAAGTCAGCCCGCGAGCTCCTGCTGGCAAAAATGAACATCAAGCGCGATGCACAGCGCGGCGCAGAGCATTCGTCATGAAGCGAGCAAACCCAGCACAGCTACGCCAATCCATTGAGATGGCGAACACCATGGTCAAGCACGGAATCCGTTTCGTGTGCATGCCGGTGGTGGATGAGGCGGACATGGCCAATCTCGCCAGCCAGGCCGCCGAGCGCTTTGAGCGTATGGCGTTGATCGCAGAAGCAGCGGAGAAGCGGACATGACCGACAAGATGCGTGAAGAGTTTGAGACCGCTGTTGCTTTGGAAGCTAAAGAGCCCGTGCTGGCGGTGTACCTGAGCCGACGTGACGACACCTACAGCACCAGCACCCTCCATTTCGCATGGTGGGCTTGGAAAGCCTCCCACGCGGCGCTGCTGAAAAAGCAAGTCAAGGAACAAGAAGAATTCCTTGCCCACCTTGCCGATTTTGAGCCTGAGGACACTTTCCATGACTGACTACACCGAACTTAAGCGACTGGCCGAGGCTGCAACGCCAGGCCCTTGGAGCTATGACGGCTCCTATGTGTGCCCGGCCCGCGTGGAGGAGGGGACTACCTACGTTGAGACGTGGCGATCAGTCGCTGATTGCGCTCAGCCTGAGAACACCAAGTTCATTGCCGCCGCCAACCCTTTCTCAGTCCTGGCCATGATCGCCGAGAGCGATCGGCTGACCAAGCTCCTTGAGCGAACCGTAGAACAGTATGTGCCGCTGACTGAGCTTGAAGGCGTGCAGGGGTGGAGCCGGGTAGTTGAGCTTGTCGAAGTTGTCACCGAGCGCGACCAACTCCGCGCTGAAAACGCCGGCCTCAAGACCGGCTACGAAGCTTACGAGCGGGGGAATGCTGAGCTGAAGGCTGAGGTGGAGGAACTGCGGAAATACGGGGAAGAGTTTGCCGTATTGGCTGAGCGCCGCCGCGAAGAGGCCGACGCGTTGCGCAAGGATTCCGAATCCTATCGCTTGTTGAGCTTCTGCCATGGGCAGGGAACGCTGGAACTGGTTCGGTCTCACCATGAGCTGTGCGCCGAGATTCGCCGGTTGAAAATTCTCGCCGGCGAGCCAGTGCCGCCAACTCCCGAAGAGTTCATTGGGCCAAGCCCTGAAGGTCCGACGGCGCGCATCCGCCGGAAGCTGGCCGCCATAGGCAAGGGAGAACAGTCATGAAGCGAAACTGGACAATCGTGGTTCCAGGCTACCCGCCATTCCCAATGATCCTGCTGGATGGCGAGCTGGATCATGCGGCTGCGACTCGTGAGGCTCGCGGTATCTGGCCTGCGTGTGAGGTGCAGCCATGACCAGCCTCCAGATCCGCAACGAATCAGACCGCAACAAGGCCATGGGCTACATCGCTGGCCTTGACTTGGCCAAGCCAAAGAAGCTGGCCATCACCGAAGTGGACCGCAGCGGTGAGCAAAACAAGGCCCTGCATGCCGCACTGGCCGATATCGCCGCCCAAGTCGAGCACGCCGGAAAGAAGTGGGACGTCCTGATCTGGAAGCGCCTTCTGACGGCCGCCTGGCTGCGCGAGTCGGGCGACCAGCCGCAGATGATACCGGCGGTAGACGGTAACGGCTTCGACGTCATCTACGAACGCACCAGCAAGCTCACCGTGAAGCAGTGCAGCGAGTTGATCGAATGGGTTTTTGCTTTCGGCGCCGAGCACCAGGTGCGGTGGACGCAGAAGGACAACTGGGGAGGTAGGTACTGATGAGCCATAACTTCAAACCGGGCGACTTGGCGCTGATAGTCAAAGGTCCGTGTGTTGGTTGCTGTGTCGACCTTATCTCCTTTCATGCCGCCAACACCGATGTGCTGCTCGCAAGCGGATCTTTTGGTAGTTCAGATGTGGCTGCTTGGCGTGTTTCTGGTAACGGTCTCACCGCTCGATTCGGAACATCTGCAGAAAGGCGCCCTGTCAAGGATGGTCTCATTCCCTCCGGCCATCTAATGCCCCTGCGCGGCGATTTCACCCCGGAGCAGCAGACAGCCAAGGAGGCTGTATGACCATCGAACGTAAGCCGGCCAAGCCGAAGAAATGCCGCGTCGATGCGTGTAGAGCCTCATTCATCCCTTCGCGTATGGGGCAGGCGGTGTGCAGTCCAGCCTGCGCGCTGATCGACGGGCCAAGGCACGCACCGAAGGCCCGCAAGGCCCTGGCCGACATCGAGCGCAAGGACATCAAGGTCCGCAAGGAGAAGCTGAAGAGTAGGGCGGACCACCTCAAAGACACGCAGCAGGCATTCAATGCATGGATACGGGCGCGTGATGCTGGTCAGCCATGCATCAGCTGCGGCCGCCACCATGAAGGTCAGTATCACGCAGGCCATTACCGCACTGTAGGAGCGAACCCAGAGCTGAGGTTTGAACCGCTCAACGCCTGGAAACAGTGCGCCCCGTGCAATAACCACCTCTCGGGAAACCTCATCAATTACCGAATCTCGCTCCTGCAGAGAATTGGCGAGGAAAAGGTGGCATGGCTAGAAGGCCCTCATGAGGCCAAGAAATACACCGTGGAAGAGCTAAAGGCGATGACCGCCGAATACCGGGCAAAGACCAGAGAGCTGAAAAAAGGGGAAGCCGCATGACCTATCGCAACGTTGTTTCAGCAGTAGTTCGCGCCCTTGCGGCCGAGACGATTAATTCCGCAGGCGGCTGCGACTTTGAGCCAAAGGTGCAGTGCGCCAAGCAGAAGGGGGAGATTGTCGGCAAGGAGGCTGCATTCCTGACTGACTGCTGGGTGTTCGGGCGGCTGCATAAGGCGCTGTCGGCCGAGCACTGGCGCGCTCTGGTGGCGAAGTTCTCCACGCACACTGAGCGAAAGCACGCGGCGATTGCCGAACTGACCCGAGTGACGCGCTCACCGGCGCCGGAACGGTTCCTGCACTGCGCAGTGGTGACTTGGGCCTTGCCTCGGCTGCCTGGCGTTGACGGAAAACGCTCCACCAACGTCCTTCCGGCTGGCTGGTACGAGATGGACAACTGGTCGAACGAGCCGCACCCGATCAAGACCCAAGAGAGGTGGAGACGGGATATTCGCAAGACACTGGAGAGCGGCGTAGACCGGGCCCTGGTGGAGGCTCAGCACATTCTTGAGCAAGAAGGCCTTGTGATATCAGAAGTAGCTTGACGTGCACTGATCCAATGAGCCATTATCCACCCATCCTGTCGTACTTGCGCATGTAGGTGATGCAAGAGACAAACAAACCCGGCCACCGCGCCGGGTTTTTTATTGCCTCAAATTCGCCGCCATAGCTCCAGTGGTAGAGCAGTCGCCTTGTAAGCGAATGGCCCGGGGTTCGAATCCTCGTGGCGGCACCAAATTGGTGGGTAGCACAGTGGTAGTGCAATCGGCTGTTAACCGATCGGTCAGTGGTTCGATCCCACTCTCACCAGCCAGTAACACCTGTAGCCAGGGCAGCCTCACGGAAGGCCTGGACGCTGATAAGCCGGTAGTGCAGCGCTACGGAAAAACACCGGCAGCCCGCGCACCCTGACCTAACTGTGCTTACAGGGTGGCGCGAGACAGGAAAGGCGAGATCGATGCATTAGGGCGTCGACGCTGGGATCGTCTTCGGCTGACTGCGGGAAAGACCGCGCACCTATTCAGGGCCTCGACATTGATCGGGGCCTTCTAGTTTTCGGCTCCACCACACCCATTGCTCCGAGCTGGGAGTGCTGTGTGAGCCGATTCAATTCCCAAACATGCCCCACGGAGTCGAGCGCATGGAGTATCTACAGCGCCTGCTCGACAAGATCGACAGGTTCGAATTGTTGATTGCGGGCCTGATTGGGGCCGTTGTTGCGAGCTGGTGGCACAAGGATGATTTGTCCGACTGGCGCGCCTGGATGGTGTTCTTGGTCACCGGGGTGGCCTGCTCGCTGTACCTGACGAGCATGGTCAGCGCCTACCTGAATGTCACTGAGCCCAAGATCGTCGCCGGGATTGGCTTCTTGCTGGGCACGTTCGGCGGCTCTCTCCTGGCAGCAATCAACCGAGCCATCAAAGCCGCTGACCTCTGGGCGCTCATTCGCCAGCGGTTCGGGGGAGGCAATCCACCATGAATCTTGAACTGATCAACTCCATCGCCTGCGGCCTGATCGCGGCCTGGGCTACCTGGTGCGTACTGAGCGGGAAGGTGAGAGACGGCATCCTCGGGAAGCTGATCTACACCACGATCGCCATCACCGGTTTCGTCGTGTCGGTGCGCAGCCAGAACATCTTCTTCGGCCCGACCACTGCTGGCCTGACGCTGCATGTCGCCCTGGCTATGGCCGGCGCCCGCCATATCTTCATGGTCACCTACTGGCAGACGGTGAAGGCCTGGCTGTGCAAGACGCTCAACTGTGAGCAGTGCATGGGTTGCCCGAAGGCACCTGAAAGCATCGACCAGCCCAAGCAGTAATCCGCGCCACGTTTTCGAATGCGCCAAATCGTGGCGCGAGATAGGAGTAGGGCATGAGCGTAAAGGTACTGCAGTTCAAGCGTGAAGACTGGCGCGACGCAGCCAAGACCCTGCGCAAGATTGCCGATGACCTCGACGCTGGCGAGCATCCCGAATGCACCGTAGGCGCCTTGACCCTGATCGGCGCGAAGGGAGAGGTGACCGTGTTCGGCCTCGGCCCCAAGTGCGACGATCTGCAATGCCTGGGCGCTATGCGCTTGGGTGAGCAGAAGCTGATTGATGTGCTGCTGGATACATCAAACGACCATTGAATGACGTTCGAACGACGTTGAATGACCATTCATTCGCGAAACACCCCATGAATGAGGCTTAGCCATGGCCCTATGCGGCGCAAAGAAGCGCAGCAACGGGGAACCATGCAAGCGACACGCTGTTCCGGGTTCCTCTCGCTGCAAGCTACACGGCGGGGCTGCCACCAAGGCCAACAAAGGCAATCAGCACGCCCGCAAGCACGGGATCTATTCGGACACTCTGACTGCTGATGAGCATGGCCTCTGGGATGACATCGGCATCGGGACGCTCGACGACGACATCAAGATCGCCAAGCTCCAGTTGCGTCGCGCGCTGATGGCCCAAGCCAAGGCTGAAGCGGGTGACGGGCTTGTTCTGGATATGGAGAGCATCCACACCCAGGCGACCGATCCTGTTGAAGAGAGTGAGCCTGCGAAAGAGCCAGGCCGTCCATCAATGACAACCCAGCGTCGACGCCAGGGCTACGAGGACATCATCAACCGCCTGCTGGGCCGTATTGGTGACCTTGAGTCCAAGCGCGCCGACATGATCAAGAAGCTCGACCCTGAAGACGACGGGCCATTGCCTCAGCGCATCGAAGTGGTGGTGACTGACGCGAGACGCCCCAATGCCGAGCCTTAACGTACCTCAAGCCCAGTTCCTGGCACTGCCTCACAAGTTTCGCGCATTCGTGGCTGGTTTTGGCTCTGGCAAGACCTGGGTAGGCTGCTCGGCGCTCGGGAAACACTTCTGGGAGTGGCCGCGCATCAACGCCGGCTACTTCGCTCCTACATACGCCCAGATCCGCGACATCTTCTACCCGACAATGGAAGAGGTGGCGCATGACTGGGGGCTTCGCACTGAGATCAATCAGTCGAACCATGAAGTCCACGTCTACAGTGGCCGGCAGTACCGCGGCACCGTGATATGTCGATCCATGGAGAAGCCGCAGACAATCGTCGGCTTCAAGATCGGTCACGCGCTGGTCGATGAGCTCGACGTAATGAGTTTGGTTAAGGCGCAGCAGGCATGGCGCAAGATCATTGCCCGGATGCGCTACAACGCCCCAGGGTTGCGCAACGGGGTGGACGTAACGACGACCCCTGAGGGTTACAAGTTCGTCTACCAGCAGTTCCTGAAACAGGTGCGCGACAAGCCTTCGCTGGGTGATATGTACGGCCTGGTGCAGGCCAGCACGTTCGACAATGAACTGAACCTGCCACCTGACTACATCCAGTCGCTGATGGAGTCTTACCCGCCGCAGTTGATCCTGGCCTACCTCAATGGTCAGTTCGTCAACCTGACGTCCGGTTCGATTTATCACTCGTACGACCGCAAGCACAATCAGTGCTTCGACACTGTGCAGCCTGGCGAGCCACTGTTCATCGGCATGGACTTCAACGTCGGCAAGATGGCAGCGATCACGCACGTAAAGCGCGACGGGTTACCCAGGGCGGCTGATGAGCTGGTAGACGGCTACGACACACCGGACATGATCAGGCGCATCAAGGAGCGCTACTGGCGGTACGACAGCAAGGATTACGAGAAGACCTGCGAAATCAGGATCTACCCGGATGCCTCGGGCGGTTCACGCAAGTCGGTGAATGCCAGCGAGACGGACATTGCCATTCTTCGGCAGGCCGGTTTCACGGTGATAGCGCCGGCGGCAAACCCGCCTGTAAAGGACCGCATCAACGCAATGAACGCCATGTTCTGCAATGCCCAGGGCGAGCGCCGGTATCTGGTGAATCCGTTCACATGCCCGACATACGCCGACGGCCTTGAGCAGCAGGTGTGGGCCCCCAACGGTGAGCCAGACAAGACCGCGGGTGTAGACCATGCGAACGACGCCGGCGGCTACTTCATCCACCACGATTACCCGATCATCAAACCGATGACCCACATCCCTGTCACCTTCACTTTCTGAGGCCAATATGGCGAATTACAGCATTCCCCGGGCAGAGTACGCACAAGCCCTGGCTGGCTGGCAGTTGGTGAAGCGTTGCGTTGCTGGTGCGCGAGAGGTTCGCAAGCACGACGAATACCTGCCGATGCCCGACCCTGAGAACAAATCACCTGAGAATCAGGCTCGGTACAAGCAGTACAAGAAGCGGGCAATGTTCCTCAACGTTACCGGGCGCACGCGCACCGGCCTAATGGGGGCGGTGTTCCGAAAGACTGCTGAGTTGTCGCTACCGACGGCGGTCGAATACTTGAAGGAGAACGCCAGCGGCGACGGCACAAGCCTTGAGCAGCTCTCGAAAGAATCCGTAGGAGAGTGCCTGGACACGGGGCGTGGTGGATTTCTGGTCGATTTCCCCAGGGTTGCCGCCGAGAGTGGCGTTTCTTCGATGGCAGACCTGGCTACCAGGCGCGCACTCATCCACTTCTACGACGCCTTGGCTATCATTGATTGGGAAGAGCAGGTGATCGACGGCGTTAAGCGTCTGGTGTACGTGAACCTGCAAGAGTGTGTAACCGAGTTCAACCCTGCCGAGCTTTCGCGTGAAACCTACAACCAGAACCGCGTCCTGCTGCTGATTGATGGTAAATACGTCCAGCGAGTCTACAAGAAAGGTACTGATGACTATGAGGAAGCCATACCAACGGATAAGGCCGGCAATGCGTTCGACCACATCCCGTTTAGCTTCTACGGCGCCCAGAACAACGACGCCAGCATCGACAAGTCGCCCCTTGAGGACCTGGCTGATGTGAACATCCTGCACTACGGCAACAGCGCCACGGTGGAAGAGAGTGGTTTTATCAGTAGCCAGCCAACGCTGTTCATCACCTCCGATATCAGTGCTGATGAGTTCATTAAGGCAAACCCAAACGGTATGCAAATTGGATCGCGACGCGGGCATTTGCTCGGGAAGACAGGATCCGCAGATTTGGTACAGGCTGAAGAAAGTCAGCTCGCCCGCACGCTGATGAAGGACAAAGAAGAGCAGATGCTCATGATCGGTGCTCGTATCGTCCAGCAGGGCGGCGGCGCCGAGACGGCAGAGGCTGTTCGCATCCGATATAGCTCGGACAACAGCGTGCTTGGCACTATTGCTGGCAACGTATCTGAGGCCCTGAAGAGAGCCATCCTTGACGCCGAGCGCTTCATGATCGGCGAGCCGGACGAAGCAGGCACTGTGTTCTGGCTAAACCAGGCGTTCTTCGACGAGACCATGACCGCTCAGGACATCATGGCCCAGGTGCAATTGTGGCAGCAGGGCTTCATTGCGAAGTCCGATGTTCGGGTGAACCTGCGTCAGGGCGGCGTGCTTGAAGCTGATCGCACCGACGAGAAGATCGACCAAGAACTGGCCAGCGCGCCACCGGTAGGCGGAAACGATGAGCAATGAAGGCTTTCTTGAGGATGCTGCTACACGTCACCAGATTTACGTCCAGCGGTATGCAGGCGGAAACCTCAAGCGAGTGGCCGTATTTCTCAGCAGGGCAATCAAAACAGCCAAGCAGCGAGTTTCGGATGGGCTGAGCGCCTACGGGACCAAGCGCTACACCTCGCAGATAGAAACGCTCCAAGGCGATCTGCGTGGTATCTACGATGACCTGAAGGGTCAGGCGCAACTTGATCTGAGCGATTTTGGTTCATACGAGGCCCAGTTCAACGCAACCATGCTGGGAAGGGTGGTGCGCGCCGTCGTGCAGCTCAACGTGCCGTCGGCTGAAATGGTTTCTGCTGCGGCGATGGCCGATCCACTGGAGTTGGAGGCTCGAAAGGGCATTCAGCGCATCAGTATCAGCGGCGCCTTGGACCAGTTCGGCACCAAGAAGGCGGCCGAGATCATAGGCGAGATCCAGATCGGGTCATCGCTGGGCGAAACCAGCCAACAGATCAGCCGACGCCTGACCAGCATTCACCAGTTGCAGCAGGATCAGGCGGGAGCCCTGGTGCGCACCATGACCAACCACATCGCCAGTACGGCGCGCATGGAGACGCTGAAGGCCAACGACGACATCCTCAAGGGCTGGCGCTGGATATCTACACTGGACAGTCATACGACCCCAATGTGTCAAGACAGGGATCAGCGGATGTACGGATGGGATGACCCTAAACCACCAGGCCACTGGGGCTGCAGGTCAAGCTCGTTGCCCGTGCTGAAAGATGAGTTTGCTCGCGAGATTACTGGTTCAACTCGGCCATCAATCGGCTCCGATGGTGTTGAGCTGGTTTCGAGCAAGACCAGCTATCAGGAGTGGCTTGCCCGTCAGCCTGCCGCCTTCCAGCGTGAGGTGCTCGGGCCGAATCGCTACGCTCTGTTCAGCAAGGGTGAGCTGACCTTGGACAAGTTCATTGACGACAACGGCAAGACCCTCACGCTACAGCAGTTGAGAGCCCTTGAGCCGCAGGCCTTTGAGCGCGCAGGCATGTAACAAGCAGAAAGATTGAACAGCCCTGCCATTCGGTGGGGCTTTTTTATGTCCGCAGGCAGGGCCTGCACCAAGTCTCTGGGAGACAGCAATGACCTTGAAATTCCAATTGGACAGCCTTGAAGGCGTCGATGAGTCCGTTCAGGCCCTGTACGTCGAGAAGGACGGCAAGTTCGTTCTTGGTATTGAAGGCCTTCCTCAGCCTGAAGACGTTTCCGGCCTTAAGTCCAAAGTTCAGGAACTGCTGGACGAGAAGAAGGCGGCTGACAAGGCTCGCAAGGAGGCCGAAGACGCGGCCCGCCTGGAGCGTGAAGAGTCGGCCCGTAAGTCAGGCAACGTCGAAGAGCTCGAAAAGTCCTGGTCTGAGAAGTACAACCGCCGTGAAGCCGAGCTGAACGGTCTGCTGGAGCAGGAGCGCGGCACACTGGGTGGTCAGATCCGGGATCTGACTGTCGGCCGGACCGCCACTGACATCGCAACCACGCTGGCCATCCCCGGCAGCGCCAAGGCATTGCTCCCCCATATCGAACGCCGCCTGAGCGTCGAGCAACGCGACGGGAAACCCGCCGTAGTAGTGCTGGACCAGGCCGGCAAGCTCTCCGCGACCACGCTGGATGAGCTGAAATCTGAATTCATGAACGACCCCGCATTCGGTCCACTGATTGCGGGTAGCAAAGCATCTGGCGGCGGGGCCGGCGGTGCTGGAAAGGGCGGCGGGGCCGCGAAAGGAAACATCGGCGGCACCAAAACGGAACGCACGGCGGCAATCGCCAGCCAGTTCCCTGATCTCCCTCTCAATTAAGGATTCACACTATGTCCCTGACCCAAATGCAGGTCTTCAACGATTACATCATGAAGGCCACCATCGAGACGCTGGACCAGTACCTGGAGGCGTTCAACGCCGCCAGTCGCGGCGCCATCGTCCTCTCCCCGGACGGCTTCACTGGCGACTTCCTGCAAGAGTCGTTCTTCCAGACTCTGGCAGCCGCCCAGCGCCGCGTTGACCGCTATGCAACCAACGGCATCGCGCCGATCACCGACCTGGCCGAGCTGAAGAACTCGTCCGTGAAGGTGGCAGGCGGGTTTGGCCCGGTTCGTTACGAGCCTTCGCAAATGACCTGGCTGGAGCGTCCAACCGCTCAAGGGGTAGAGGTTGCAAGCCGTGCGTTTGCTGAAATCCTGCTGAAGGATCAACTGAACACAGCTATCGCTGCTCTGGTGGCCGCGATCACTGCTCAGTCCGCAGCCGTGAACGATGTGTCGGACACTCTGGGTATCAGCCAAGCCGCGCTGAACAACACCCACGCCAAGTTCGGCGATGCCAGCCAGAACCTGGTAACCCAAGTCATGCAGGGCACCACCTATCACAAGCTGATCGGCCAAGCCCTGCAAAACCAACAGCAGCTGTTCCAGGCTGGCAACGTGCGCGTGATCGACATCCTCGGCAAGGTCTCGGTGGTTACCGATGCCCCGGCGCTGATGCAGGCAGGCGTAGATCCAGCGCCGAACAAGGAAATCATCCTGTCCCTGGTGCAGGGTGCTGCTCTGGTGCATGACGGCCGCGATATGGTCAGCAACGTGCAAACCTCGAACGGTAAGGAGCGCATCGAAACCACTATCCAGGTTGACTACACCTTCGGCCTGGGCCTGAAGGGTTACACCTGGGACACCACCGCCGGCGGCAAGTCTCCAACCGACGCAGAACTGGCGACCGGTACCAACTGGGACAAAACCGCCACCAGCATCAAGCACACCGCTGGTGTTGCATTGATCGGTGATGCCTCCAAGTAACCCCTGATGCCGAGTCGAGCCAAGTGCTCGGCTCGGTGAGGATGCGACATGAGCAATAAGATTTGGTATCTGCCTGGCCCGTTTCACCAGTACCAGGAAGACGTTAAGGCCCTGGCCAAGCAAGCAGGCCTACGCATCATCGACGCAAGCGTGACTGCGAGCCGTGACGGAGCTGCCGAGGCTGTCCCGGCGGTGACGATCAAAGAGGCACCTAAGGTTCCGCTGACCTCTGGTGACAATTCCAGCATCGATATCGACGCCCTCCGCTCCGAGCTTGAATCTGTCGGCCTGGTCGTCGAGTCATTTGCTGATCAAGCGCTGGCGCGCCCCGAAGGTGAGCTTGGAGCTGTTGCTGATCGCCTGTTCCAGGTGTTCGAGGCGGTCAATGCTGGCGTGCAGAGTCTGCGCAACGAGCGTGACGGCGGGGTCGAGACGGTGAATGTCCTGCAAAAGCAGATCGATGATCTGCTGGCCCATGCCGATAAGGCGAGCGCCGAGGCTAAGGAAATCGCTGACCTGAAGGCCAAGCTGGACGCAGCCAATGTCACCTATCGTGCCAACGCCTCGAAAGAGTCGCTGCAAAAGCAGGTCGACGAACTCGCCAAGTAACACCCGGGGCTTCGGCCCCACTCATTCAAGCGGAGGCCAGATGGCTACCTACATCACTGTGGCGGACGTTGACGCCATCCTAGGGCCTACATGGACTACCGAGGACAAGAAAGCCCGCGCAGTGTTGCAGGCGAATGCCTATCTGACCTCGCTCAATCTGGTCGGCGTCGATATGGACGCCATCCCGGATGAGGTGAAGCAGGCCGGCGCCGAACTGGCCAGGGTCGCCTCTGAGGGCAAGCTCTACCAGCGGCAGACCGAAGGTTCGCTTGAGGCCAAGACGGTCAAGGCCGGATCTGTCAGCACCAGCAAGACGTTTGCCACGCTGGACAGTAGCAAGATCATTGCGCAGCCCGGTGATGTGCAGTTCGCGTTGGCGCTGCTTTCCCCTTTGCGGTCGAGCCCGTTCTCGTTCCGCGTAGATCGGGGGTGACCCATGGGCCTGCGCGAAGACATCCAGACCGATCTGGCCGAGGCCTTCGATACCGACCTGGCCGATGCCGTGCAGCCATTCTCTGGCGGCGTGACACTGCCAGGCACGTGGGACCCGGTCACCGAGGCAGCAGGGGCGCCCGTTGTCATTGCCTACACCGGGCGTGGCGTGTTTGATGCCTTCAAGATGGCGCAGGTGGATGGCGTGAATATCCGCGCCACTGATCAGCTGCTGATCGCGCTGACCAACGAAACGATCGGCGACATCCCGGACATCGGCCACAAGATCAATGGGTTTGACGTGGTCAACGTCCAGACCGACCCGGCCGGCGCCCATTACGAGATCCAGCTGAGGAAAGTCTGATGGCCCAGGGCTGGAGCATCCCACCTACGGCATTCGCCGACCAGATCGATCAGGATGTTGCTCGACGTGTGCGAGTTATAGCGATGGCATTGCTTGGCGAAGTCATCAGCAAGTCACCAGTCGATAGCGGTAGGTTCAGGGGCAGCCACATCGTGAGCGTCGGAAGCCCGGTCTATACCGTAACGACACATACCGACAGGAATGGTACCGACACCCTCGATAAGGGAAGTGCGGCGCTTTCCGGCCTGGAGCCATACACAGTTGTCTACATACAGACCAATCTTCCCTATGCGGAGCGGCTGGAGAATGGCGGCTATAACGGACCAACTCAAAAGGTTACAGAGGAAGGCTTTAGTCGGCAGGCGCCGGCAGGCGTATATGGCCTTTCTTTCATAGGCGTAAGCGAGGCGTATCGAGAATGACCTACGAGCAGATCAGGGCGCTCATCACCGCGCGCATGGCGTCCTTCACCGGTATTGACCAGGCGCGGATTGATTACCCAAACCAGCCTGCAGTGTTCACCCCGCCAGATACTGGCCTGTGGTGCCGCCTGAATATTCAGTATGCCTCAGCCTTCATGGCTGGCATGGCTGACCAGCCATACACTCGAAAGCCCGGGCAGATCAGCATCCAATGCTTCGCGAGGGAGCGCACCGGCACCAAGGCCATAACGGAACTGGCCGACGCACTCGAAGCGCACTTCGCCTACTGGATGTCCGGCGATCTTGAATGCATGGAAGCCAGCCAAGTGGTCGCCGGTGAGTTCGAAGGCTTCTACCAGATCAACGTGAACATCCGGTTCCGCGCCGGCTGAGCCAGGCAACACCAAGCCACCCGCCATTGAGCGGGTTTTTTTATGCCCAAACAAAGGTGGAAACCATGTCTAGCGGCGCAAAAGTTGTAAGTCACATCATCAAGGAGGTGACGCCAGGCGTTACCCCCACCGGCGCCTGGGACACGCTGCGCCTTACCGGCAACGCACTGACCCCAACCGTCAACACCGCAGTCAGTGACGAGATCACTGATTCCCGTATCAGCCAGGGCTCGGTGGCCACCAGCACCGACATCGGCGGCGACCTGACTGCTGAATTCTCGTTCGGCTCCTTCGATCAGCTGCTTGAGGCCGCTTTCTACGGCGCCTGGACTGGCAACGTGCTGTCTGTGGGCGATACGCGCAACACCTTCAGCATCGCCAAGGGCTACAGCGATGTCGGCGTGTACAGCGTGTTCAAGGGCGCTCATGTATCCACCTTCGCCCTCGACATTCCCTCCGACGGCAAGGTGACCGCCACCTTCAATATGGCGTGCCTGGATTACGCCGACAGCGACACGCCGATTGTGGTGTCGCCGAACGCTCCCACCACCACGCCGTTCCTGTCGAACAACAACGTCGGCACCATCTCGATAGACGGCGAGTCACTCGAAGGCGTGGCCTGCGTGTCGGCCATGACCATCAGCCTGGACAACAGCCTTCAAGCCCAGCGTTGCATCGGCAATACCAAGCTCGGCCCTGGTGCGCAGATCGCTACCGAGGCGGCCATTACGGGCACCATCACCCTGGCATGGTCCAAGCGCGCCTGGGAGATCTGGAAGAAGACCTTCACCCGTCTGCCAATTTCCGTGGTGTTCCCGATCACCGACGCCCTGGGCAACAAGTACACCTTCAACTTCCCTGCGGTGGAAGTGGATGGCGAACTGCCGAGCGGCGGCAAGCGCGACCTGGTTGAAGTAACGCTTAACTACACCGTCGCCAAGATCAGCCCGACCATCACCCGCCTGGCATCGCCTACCGCTGTTACTGGCGTGACTGTTGCGCCGGGCACCGCCTCGATTGCTGTCGCGGCAACTCGCCAACTGACAGCGACCGTCGCACCGGCTGGCGCGAGTCAGGCTGTGACCTGGACCAGCGCAACACCATCGGTTGCCACCGTCAACAGTTCGGGCTTGGTCACCGGCGTTGCCGCTGGCACCTCCATCATCACCGCCACCAGCGTTGCCGACGGCACCAAGACCAGCACATCGACCATCACGGTCTCCGCGTAACACGATCAACCTTTTGGCTGCCCAGGCTATAACGCCTGCCTGGGCGGCCTTTTTTATGGCGCGGCGTTGAGGATTAAACATGGCTCTCAAACTGAGCAAGAAGGCCCCAGTTACCGACCTGCGTTGGGCCAAGTTCGACAAAGACACCAAGATTCAGCTTGGCGGCATCGATAACCCCGACTACCTGATTGCGCTTGAGCGAGTGCGCCGGCGCATCCAGCGTAATGACGCGAGCTTTGCTCAGGGCGAGATTGGCGTGGTTGCTGGCGAGAAGACTGAGCACCAGAGCCATTGCGCGCTCCTGGCACAGTTCATCGTGAAGGACTGGGACGGTGTGCAGGACGATCAGGGCAACCCGCTCAAGATCACCGCCGGCGCGTGCACGGAGCTGCTCGAAGCCAATATCGATTTCTTCCTGTTCGTGCTGAAGGAAGGCAGCAAGTCCACAATCGAAGCCGGTACAGAGCTGGCTGAAACCGTGGAAAAGCAGTAACCCGGTTCGAGTGGGAAAGGGAGTGGGGCGGCCAGGCCGACAAGCGCCGGGCTATCTATGAGCGTCTGCGCATGGAAATACCCGAAGAGCCGCCGACCGACCCCATCACCAAGCACCTGCTCGCCACGTTCTTCGGCGTCTGCCGGGGCCGCCGCTTTATCACAACCATGGTGGGAGCCTTCCCGCTGCCGCTGTCTGCCCGCGAGATATCTGACTGGCTCGAAGCTCACCCATCCCCCCTGGATCGCCGGGAGGTGGATGAGGTGATGTTCGCGCTGGACGTGATTTGCCTGAGCGAAGAAGACGACTGATCCGCCGCCCTGCGGCAATTTTGCCCGGAGGCAACATGACTCAAACTTCACGTCTGGTCCTTGAGATCGACAGCCGCGACGCTGAGCAGAAGGCGGCCGATACCAGAAAGGCGCTTGAGGCTCTTGAGTCTGCCGGGCTTCGCGTAAAGCCCGCCATGGACAAGGCTGGCGCCGGCATTGATGGCGCTGGCAATAGCGCACAGAAAGCCGCGAAATCGATTTCAGGCGAGAGTGATGAGATCGAAAGGCTGCTTGGTCGCATTGACCCGCTGTCGAAGAAGCTTGCCGAACTGGATCGCCAAGAACAGGAACTTGCCAAGCATCGCAAGGCTGGAAAGCTCGACCTTGAGACCTATACCGAGTACCAAAAGAAAATAACCACAACGCGCAACGAGTTGACACGCTTCAATGACTCGCTGACTCGCACCGGTAACACAGCAAAGCAGACCGCCGCCGCACTACGTGGTGTGCCAGCTCAATTCACTGACATCGCCGTGTCCCTTCAGGGTGGCCAGGCGCCGCTGACGGTATTCCTGCAACAAGGCGGCCAGCTCAAGGACATGTTCGGCGGCGTAGGTCCGGCGGCCAAGGCTCTTGGTGGTTACATCGTCGGCCTGATCAACCCTTTCACCGTGCTCGCAGCCACTCTTGGCACACTTGCGGCCGTTTATTACGACGCTGAGAAAGAGGCGAGCGCATTCAACAAGGCGCTGTTCTCTGGGTCGGCAAGCTCTGGTCAGACAGCCGGCACACTGTCTGCTATCGCGAAAAGTGCATCCGATATCACTGGGCGCCTGGGCGAGGCAAAGTCGGCTGTTATCGCGCTTGCAGCCAGTTCAGGACTGAGCCAGGTCCAGTTCCGTAACCTGGCCGAAGCAGCCACGGCAATCGGCGAGTTCACCGGAAAGAGTGCTGGTGAGGTTGCTAAGTCGCTCGGCGACATGGGCAACAACGCGACAAAGGCCGCCGAGAAGATCAGTGCTCAATACGGCCTGCTCACTAGCGCTCAGTACGAGGTGATCAAGGGTCTTGACGATCAGGGCAAGAAGCAGGAAGCCCTGGACCTCCTGAGCGAAACGCTAAACCAAAACGCTCAGGCTCGATTTAAGCGGTACCGGGATTCCCTATCCGATATCGAGCGCGACTGGAACGACGTTGGCACAGCTATCAGCAACGCCTACAGCCAAGTTCGCGGCGAGCTATTTCCCGACTCTGCAAAGCAGATAGAAATCATCGAGCGGATTCTTAAGACCCGCAAGGATGGCGGGCTGGCGGGCGCTGTATCGACCGGACTGAGCAAGCTGAACGGCGCGCTTGGACTTGATGATGGTAATAACGATGATTCCACAGCGGCTCTTGAGAAGCGCTTGGCGCTCCTTAAACAAAACGCAGAGGTCGCCAAATCTACTGCCGAGCTCGACGGAAAGACCACTCGCGAAAACCAAGCGAGAATCGAAGCGGATGTCAAGTGGAGCGCCCTGGCCAAGAAAGAGCTATCCGACCAGGCCAAGCTTGTAAAGGACATCACCGACGCCAGGCGCCTTGGTGTTGAAGCAGGGAAGTCGCAGGCCGATATCGACAAAGTAGTCGCCGACATCCAGGCCAAATACGACAAGGCTCAGCCGAAAACCCCTAAAGCCAAGGCCTACACCGAAGACGCTGGCATGAAGGCGTTGGACGCGGCGCGCCAGACTCAGGCCGTCCTGCTCCAGCAGAACGCTTCGCTTAACGCCCAGGGCATCGCCACCGAGAAGGTCGGCGCCCAAGCGCAGGCATTGATCAAGTGGGAGCAGCAACTCGCCGACATCAAAGGCAAGAAGACGCTCACCGCCGATCAAAAGTCGCTCCTGGCCAGCCAGGACCTGATCACCGCCCAGCTCAAGAAGAACGTTGCGCTTGAGCGTGAAGCGGAGATCAGCAAAGGCATCCAGCAGGCGCAGAAGGATCAGGTGCAGCTGCTTACGCTCACCGGGCAACTCCGCGAAGCCAACAGCCTGAAGTCATCCTTGGATGATGCGGCGCAGATGGCCGAGTACGAGCGCCAGGGCAATGTCGAGGCCGCCAAGCGGCTTGAGACGATGATCAAGATCCGAGACATAAACCTGAATGCCGCGCAGAAGCCCGGGACCATTGAGGGAGTGACTCAGGCCCCTAATGCAACAGGCCTGGATCCGGCTGTTGGCGGCGCTGGGAGTGAGATTGATCGACTCGATGCCGCCGCCGAAAAGCTGGAAGCGTGGCGCGCTACCGAGCTTGAACGTCAGGCAGCCTACTTGGACCTGAAGGCAATCAACGAAGAGACCTACGCCGCGCGCGTGGCGAACATCGACCAGCAGGCCACTCAAAACCGCCAGAAGATCGAAGAAGCCAAGAACCAGGCATTGCTGGTGGGCGCTTCCGATTTCTTCGGCAACATGGCCAGCCTCAGCCAGTCCGGAAACAAGAAGCTCGCCGCGATCGGCAAGGCGGCGGCAATCATCCAGGCCACCATGGACGGCTATCTGGCCGTGCAGAAGGCTCTGGCCGCATTCCCGCCGCCGTTCAACTTCGCAGCAGCAGCTGCTGTGGGGGTGGCCACGGCCGCCAACGTGGCAAACATCGCTGGCATTGGTTTCTCTGGCGGCGGATATACCGGCGCAGGTGGAGTAAATGAATATGCCGGCCCCGCGCACAAGGGCGAGGTTGTATGGAGTCAGGCGGATATCCGCAAGGCTGGCGGTGTCGCCACGGTTGAGGCGCTGCGCAAAGGCAACGTCGCGCCAATCCGCCCGGGCGCCAAAGGCACTGGCCCCGATGCAAGCCGCTCGCAGGTAGGTGCGGCACCAGTCGTAAACGTGATCGAAGACGCCAGCAAGGCCGGCCAAAGCCAGTCGCGCGAAGTTGATGGGCGCTGGGTCATTGATCAGTTCGTTGCAAACATCAATGACAACGGAAAGGGCGCTAAAGCCATTCAGCAGATGCTCGGCATGGGAAGGGCTGCACGATGATCCAATATCCAGCTGGGCTGCCGTATCCGTTGCGAGACGGCTACGGCTTCAGCCCTGTCAGCCCCCTCAAATCGACTGCCATGCAGACTGGGCGAACGCGGTACCGGAGGAAATATTCCTCGGTTCCGACAGACGCTAAGGTCACTTGGAACATGAGCGATCAGGAGGCTCAGGCCTTTGAGGCATGGTTCGAAGAAGTCCTGATCTCTGGCTCGCAGTGGTTTGAGGTTGAGCTCAGAACGCCTCAGGGGCTTCTGCCCTACAAGGCCCACTTCAAGGACATCTACGAAGGGCCAATACTTTTTGGCGTCGATCGCTTCATGTTCACCGCGACGCTGCAGTTGTGGGAGCGACCAATTCTCACCGGCGGCTGGGCCATTTACGCGCCTGAATATCTGCTGAACATGAACTTGATCGACCTGGCTGTGAACAAGGATTGGCCATCATGACGAGCTTTGTACTAAACCGGCTTTATTCAAGCGGCGGCACGGAGATCCTCCATGGAACGCTTGAAATCACGGACGGCGTGGCCCACCACTTTCTCACAGATGGTTTTGAGAATTTGATGGTCGGGCTAGAGACGGGCGGCCTGGCAACGTTTCTCGCATGCGGCATATCGATTGCTCTGCCAAAGCGCGGCAGCGACGGAAAGCAGGACCTGAAGTTTGCGCTGTGCAACATCGATGGCAGTGTCTCCGGCTTCCTGCGCACGGCTCTTAGGGAGCGCCGTGAGATCAACCTGGTGTACAGGGAGTACATCAGCACCGACCTGGCCTATCCGTCGAAGATCCTGCGTTACAAGGTCAAGAGCGGCTCGGTCACAGCAACCGAAGCTCAGATCGTCGCCGGCTACTTCAACCTGCTCGAAACCCTCTGGCTCCGCAACTATTACACCGGCGATTTCGCCCCAGGCATGCGGTACCAATAATGATCGATCACGAAAAATACCTCGCGGGCCGGTACCTCGAGGGCGGGAGAGTGTGGCCGTTTGTTGATTGCTATGGGTTGGTTCTTGAGGTTCGCCGCGACCTTGGCCTGCCGCAGTGGCCGGAGTGGGCAGACATCCGCGCCGGCGACGGCTCGATGGTCGAGGTGGCAGGGAGGTGGTTTCCGACGCTTACGCCTTGCGAGCCGGAAGAGGGCGCATTGATTGCGCTCTACCAGGGTAGCGAGATGCGTCACGTCGGTGTAGTGGTCCGCTGTGGCGCCTCCCTTGAGGCAATGGAAATCACCGAAAAGCAACGCACTATCTGCCTGCCTCTGCACAGGCTCAAGCGCCGCTTCGTGCGGGTGGAGTATTACAAGTGATTGAAATTTACCCATCTCGCATTGGTGTAAAACAAGGCGACTGCGTGCCGCTGGAGTCGCACCAGGTTAAAGAGCCGGCCACCCTCGGGGGTTGGCTTTCAGCGAACGCCAAAGGTTTCGATATCAACGCAGTTCACCCGATCTGTATCGAAGTGGAGGGCGTTGCGGTTCCTGCGGACAAGTGGTCAGTGACAGTCATTGATCGCGACACGGATGTGAAGATCTTTCCAGAGGCGCGCGCGGTGGGCGCTGCGGCTGCGGCCTGGGCGGCGGTGGCTTTGGCCGCTATTTCGATTGTGCTTATCCTCACCATGCCGAAGGCGAAGGCCGCCAAGCAACAGCAAGGCGACGATCTGGATGCAGCGACAGCCACAGGCAACCATGCAAAGCTGAACTCCCCCATCCGCGAAATACTGGGCATGGCCAAGGTCTACCCAGACCTGCTTGTTCCGCCTGTAACCCGATTCGTAAATAAGCGGACGATGGTCACGACCCTCACAATGTCCATAAGCCGGGGGAATCTTGCGATTCCGCCGAGCTCATGGAAGGTGGGCGACACGCCATTTGCTGCTTTCGGATCTGACCTTAACTACACAGTTTATGGGCCTGGAGCATCGCTTGTGGGAGATTCACGCGCTAGAAACTGGTATCCAGCGACCGAGGTAGGTGGTACTAACGCCGGAACCGCCGGCCTTGATCTATCCAGCAGCGCGCCCGCAGATGCTGCCGCCTTGGCTGACTCTATGCTTATCAGCGGAAGCACGGTTTCTTTGCTGGGCAACAGTCCGACTTTCCCTGATGCATGGGAGGCTGGCACCGTTGTGCGACTGGTAACGCCTGATACCTTCACCGTGACGACGGCTGGCTCGTACAGCAGGATCGCCGGCGCCCTGGCCGATCTGGCGCCGTTTGTTGGCATGAAGGTAACGCTTGGTAGTGATTCGGAAATCGACCTGACGGTGGCCAGCGTACTGCCTTACGTGGCTCCTGTCCCAGGGATTGGCGGGACTCCGTCGATGGTTACTGGTAGCGCCTCACCGACGACCTACGATTTCACATCGGGTGCGGTGGTGTGGTCTGTAACCTTCCAGGGGGTCACCAAGACCATTTCCCTGAATACCGACTACGTGAACATGAGCGGCCTGGTATCGACGATCACGTCTCAGCTTTCTGGCACTGGGCTTGTCGCGCAAGATAGCTCTGGTCGGCTTAGGCTGATTGAGCCGCTGAGCCCATACAAAGGCGGCGCCATATCTCAGACTAGCGCCCCGGTGCAAATCTTCGGATCAGGACCTACCTACATCGTGGGTACGGCTTCCGCTGGTGGCACCCCTGAGCAGCTTGCGAGCATCACGCTTAGCTTTGACAACGGCACCCCGTTCTCGGGTATCGCCGCAGGCCAGCAACGACTATCAATCGCTTACCGAGGCTACAGGTTTCAAATCGTCTCGGTTTCAGGGCTTACTGCTACGGTCAAGAGGATCACGGATACAGGCGTGGTCGACAATGCCTGGGCGGGATTCACGGCCAGAACACTGCTCGACTTCTCCATGTCTGGCAGCGGCGGTGCAATTAACTGGCTCGGCTCATTCATGGGCTGTCCTGAGTACGAACTGGCCACCGAAGCTGAATATGATGTGTTCTTCAGTCAGGGGCTTTGCTACTACAGCAAATCAGGCAACATCAAGACCTCCACCAAATCCATTGAGGTGCGCTGGAGGGATTCGGCGCTTGGTGGGGCATGGACAACGATCACGCACGCTTACACTGAAGCTACGCCCGACCAAATCGGATTCACGCACAAGATTGTTTTCCCTTACCCGCTACGGCCTGAGTTCCAGATGAGGCGAATTCAGCCGGTCGAGGGTGGGCAGGTGCGTGATGCTATTCAGTGGTATGGCCTGCGTACCTTGCTCCCAGATCCAGGGTCCTACGAAGGCATAACGGTCATCGCCATGGATATCCGCGGCGGTGATCGTCTGAGCGCCCAATCTGAGCGCCAGATCAACTGTGTGCCTACTCGCATCTACGACAATGCGCCGGCTCGATCCATTAAAGGTGCCGCGCTGCACGTTTGCCAAAGCCTTGGCATTGATGATTCGCTGATCGACATGGATGCGCTGAACGCTGTGGATCAGGACTACTGGACGCCGCGGAGCGAGCTTTACGATATGTCTCACGAGAAGCCTACGGCGGTTCGTGAGGTCCTGCAGGGAATCTTCACTGCGGGCATGTCCCACCTGTCCAGCGGCAATGGGCTGTTAAGCGTGAAGCGAGAAGGTATACAGCCTCCACGCGGAGTCATCACGCCGCACGAAATGACCAGTGAGCTTACGTCAAGCTTCACCGCGCCAAGCCCTGACGACTTCGATGGGGTGGACGTTGAATATATCGACCAGTACACCAACCGCAAGGAGACGGTGAAGTGCCGGCTCCCTGGAAGCCTTGGGCTCAAGGTGGACAAAATACAACTGGACGGAGTATCTGACCGCACCAGGGCCTGGCGCATTGGCATGAGGCAGTTGCGCAAGTACCAGTTCTCGCGCTGGGGCTACAGCGTCGACACTGAGATGGACGCTCTGGTGTTTGACGACATTGACCACATCACGCTAGCCGATGACATCCCAAACACCACCAGTAGTGCGCTGATCATGGAGGTTGAGCAGATCTACAGCCAGTACCTGCTCACGCTTAGCGAAGAGATGGACTGGTCGATGGTTGCGCCGCGGGCCGTTATTCGGCGGCACGATGGCACAGTCACAAGCTTGTTTGAGCCGAAGGATGCTGGATTTCACCAGGTGCTGGTGCCGCTCACTGCAATCGACTTCGACATTGTAACTGACCTGAGCATTGAGCCCGCAAGGCTCCTATTCGGTCCAAGCGAGCAAGTCGGATACCCGGCGATGATCACGGAAATAACGCCAAATCAGGATGGTTCCTGCGCTGTAACAGCAACCGAATACTCGCCTGTCTTCTATGCAGACGACGACAACTACCCGCCACCTGCGGCGTAGACACAAAACCTTCCTATGCCCGCCACTGAGCGGGTTTTTTTTCGCCTCGGGGAAAGCCATGGCCTTTAACACCGGAAACCCTGTAGAACCGAATGGCTCAACAGATCCGCGCGACCTCAAAGACAACGCGCCAATTTTCGACAAGCTCATCAACGGGGCAGACCTGACCTGGCTTGGTCGCCTGGGTAAAGTGCTAAAGACCTGGGCTGGTATGGAGAAAGAATTCTCTGACCTTATAGCGCGCTCCGGCTACGAATCTATTTACGTCCAGTACGAAGCTGCTGCAGTAGTTGAGCGGCCTACACAGCTGGTACAAAGGGAGGGCGACCTGTATCGGGTTACCGATCAGGCATCTTTGCCTTTGACGCTAACTGGCGTCTGGGCTACGGATGCGCCAAAGCTCACCGCTGTCGGCGATGCCTCTTTGCGTGCGGCTCTTGCGGAGCCAGATGGGGCTGGCCTGGTGGAATCGGTATTTGGCAGCCTGGACAGCGCGATCCAGACCATTCCTGTTGGGTTTGAATACTCGTCTGCTGCAAAGCCCTGGGGTACCGGCAGCATCACGACCTACGACCAACTCGTGCTGAGCGGGGGAACGCTTTACAAATACATCGGTGCAACTCTTCCGAAATCCATTACAGGCAGCTTTGAGGCTGAGCCTGCAAACACCTGGATTCGTGCCGGTGAAAACCTCTCAGCATACGTTCCAAGCGCCACAAAGAAGGAAGATCTAACATCGAAGATCACTTCGGGCTACAAGGTTGTAATCACTGGCGACTCTCTCCCGTTCAACGCCTTTCAGTTCCCAAGCAGCACGCCACTGCTCCCCGCCGACTATGCATACAAGAACCCATATGGGCTGGCTGCATGGGGGCACATGGTGCGGGATTCGATTTATAGCTACGGCCCTGATTTCACATTGGCAAAAGACGCGCAGATCATCACCTCGCCAGGCATCGCTAGAAATGCAAACGTCAATAACGTCTATACATCGCCATTTAATAATCAATTAGAGACATTTCTAGTCTATTCAGATCAGGATCAAATTGTTATACGGATGGACGATGTATACACCGGAGCAAATGTTCGCCTAATGTTCTTCACTGGCAACGATGCTTTTACCAATATTGCAAGCTTCGACATTTATACTGGTGGCTCAATCAGGGCTTCGGTTGATCTTCGTGGGGATGACAATTTCTACACTGGCAGATACCAACTGAATGTTGATAATATTCCAATGTCTGGTGATAAAGAGGTGACACTCACAAACATCAAGAGAGCTGATGGAAATGCTGGGTTTGCAGCAATTCAGATCATAGGTTATACGACGAATCATGTTGATGTGAAGATGACGGCGCATGGCTCTTGGACAAGCGCGCAGGTACTGTCAGATTACGAGAACATGGTCGGGCAGTACGATCCAGATTTGATATTCTACCAGATCGGCGCCAATGATATGGGGCTAGCAGTATCACCATCTGTATTTGGAGCTAACGTAGAAAGCTTCATCGTCAACTCTAGAACAGCTAAGCCAAATTGCGATATCGTCCTTGTGAGTACTACCCCAACTGATGTGTATCCGAACAGATGGGGCGGCTCTAGAGCTTATATTGATCAGTTATACAGGCTTTCTGTTAAATATCAGTTGTATTTCGTTGACTTGTACGATGTGTTTGGGACGGTTAATCCTTCGGTATGGAGGTATGATAACGTTCATACTAATATCCAAGGAGGCAACTATGTATACAATCACATAATGGAGCTAGTGTTTCCTGGGCTAAAGCTCAACAGAGGTTACTTTGCGTCTTCTGAGTATCAAGTAGTTACCGGGGTAACTCAGCCAGAGCTAAAGCCTAATACAGTGACTTGGTCGTTCGACTCTTCTGGCAATGCGGTGATTGCCGCGTCAGACAGGAAATACATAAAGGTGGAGACGGCTGAAGACGGGAAAATAACCCTAACACCATCGGCAAGTCTCAGGATCTCAGATGCGTTTATTATGGTAGCTCCTCCGACTCAGTACTACGTAGCTCGTCCAAACTCATTTGGGTTTTCTGGGGCCGTTACCTACACAGCAATAAATATGCTAAATAACCCGCCCGCCCTAGTGACAGCAAAGGCACAGCTTGCCGGTGTATACATGACTGTTATTTTCGGGTAGTTCGCTATGTTCTGTAGCGAGTAGAGGATAGTGCTGAGGCCGAAAGGCCTCATGCCTATTTGGTTGTGTACGCCTTTCTGAGTGAAAGGAACGGCTTCTCAATAAAGTTGAAGCTCAACCACGACACTGCCAGGACTGCAGGAATTATAATGAGCAGACCATTAAGAATGGCGTTGGTGTTTTGACCGTCAGTAAATGTAATCCATAAGTTGTTCTTGATCACTGCGTCAATTACTAGGCCGTGCGTTATGTACGCCGAGTAGCTAAGCTCTCCGAGTGCTGCTACGATTCCGCTTACAAATGTTAGCTTTGTGAAGTCGCTGCTTAGGTAAGATATTACTAAGAATCCCCAAGCTATTGGTTCTAATAGTCCGATTATCGACTTGTCCGGCCAAGGAGAGTACCAGGCTCCTATATTTGGAAGCCAGTATGTCATTGAGAAAACGCCCAATATTGAAAGGACAAGTACAGGAAAGCTTGCAAAGTATTTCTTGTAATCAATATAAATGAACGCGAAAATTATGCCAATCAGAAATTGGTCAAGCCTTCCGATGATAGTCATGTAATAAAAATTGTTGTCTACGGCGGCTCCGCTCATTGGGTTGACTTGGTAAAGTATTAATGTTCTCCACAGTATCCAGAAAACCAACAAACCAAACACGTACCGTCTTCCGAAGTTTCGTACAAAAGCCATGATAAATGGAAATATCAGGTAGAATTGAAGCTCTACAGCAATTGTCCATGTAGGGCCTAGGAATTTCATTGTTGGAGAGCTTTCAATATTGCTGAAAAGGAATATTGATAGAAAGTCGTTAAAGGTTGCGGTGTCTCGGTGTATTGCCATTGCGGTGAATGCAACAACCAGGAAAAGAGGGAAAACCCTAAGAATTCTGTTTTGAATGAAGGAGGAGTATTTGAGTTCCTTTTTTCCTCCTTCTGCTATCAGCGTAAACAGGAAGCCGCTCAGGACAAGGAATAAAGTTACACCAGTGCTTCCATACATTATCATGAACATAAAGAAATTTTTGGACTCGGCACCGCCTGAGACTATGTAAGTGTGAACCAGGATAACTAGAGACGCCGCGTAAAAGCGTAGATGATCAACTCTGGGCATGTAGTTAATATTTTTGCTGTGTGCCATGGAATCCTTTTCCTGTTATTTTGGTGGCGTATAGGATTCAGGAGTCTACTAGTCATTTGGGCATCCGTCCGAACCGATTGAGCGTGCATACCATTCATCTGAAATGATAATATTGATTTTATTTCGCAGGGATCGATTCGATGCGTAAAAGCAGTGTGTTTTACGGAGGCATAATTAGCCTTCTCGTCGCCGTCATTGTTGCTGCTTGGTGGTACAAAAATAGCACTGCTCCAGAGAGCGATTTTAAGCTTGAGGATGGCTACAGCGTTGTGATTACTGGGGATTCCCTATCATTCAACTCCTTTGAGTTCGATAGCTTCGAGCCTCTGGCGCCAGCTGACTACGCTTACAAAAACCCTTATGGCCTGGCGAGCTGGGGTCACATGACGCGGGACACCCTTTACTCCTCGGCCGATGGATTTCGCTTGGGCGACACATTGTCATACGAGGTCACCAAGGGGGTCACCCCTCATCGCAACGTCAATGGCCTATACGGATCCCCATTCAATGGACGAATGAGGACGTATCTCGTCCCAAACAAAGACAGCGTGATCACTATCAAGGGTGTGGGTGGAGATTATCCTGGCGTGGCTCGTCTGATGTTCTTCACGGGCGCTTCAGACTTCACCAACATCGCCAAATTTGACATCTACAGCAACGGGGTTTATCAGCGCACTGTTAGCCTCAAGGGTGATGACAATTTCTATCGTGGCAGATATCAACTGAACGTTGACGGAATCCCCGTGGAGGCTGGCGGGTCGGTGGTCATCAAGAATATTGTCCCGGCAAGCAATGACGGATCGCCTGCAGCGGTGCAAATTGTAGGCGTATCGCTCACGCAACCATCAGTGCACATGACGGGCCACGGAATGTGGACGAGCCAGCAAGTGCTGGACGACTTCGACAACATGGTTGGTCAGTACAAGCCTGACCTGGTCTTCTATCAGATCGGCGCTAATGATATTGGCCTGAACATCCCTGTAGCGACCTTCAAGGCAAATCTTGAACTGTTCGTTCAGAAGGTCAGGGCATTGAAGCCATCCGCTAAAATCGTACTCATCACAGCTACACCTAGCAAATACCACCCCAACAGGACTGATGCGGCTGGGTATTTGAATGCAGCTCAGCAGGTATCGCAGCAATACGATTGCAAGCTTGTCGACCTTTACGAACTGCTCAGCGGGCTGGATCCAGCGAAGTGGCGCCATGACGATGTGCACGCGAGCATAGAGGGCGGCCAGTTGATCTATGACGAGATCAGGAAAAAGGCTTTCCCTGGAGTGAAGCTGGGAAGCGGTTACAAGCCAGATGCTCGATACCAGGTTGATCGAGAGCCGCGATGAACCTTGAGTGGAACGCCAGAATTGAACATAAAGTAAAGAGCCAGCTCATCTAATTAAGCCAACCAAAACATATTGCCCGCCACTGAGCGGGCTTTTTTTCGTCTGGAGAAAAGCATGAACGCAACCGAGAAAGACCGGGATATCCTGGCGCGGACTTTGTACGGCGAAGCCCGTGGCGAGGGTCTGGCCGGCCAGATCGCCGTGGCCTGGACCATCCGCAACCGTGTGTTCGATGGCAAGGCCAAGTCTTGGTGGGGCGAGGGCTATGCCGGTGTGTGCCTCAAACCCTGGCAGTTCAGTTGCTGGAACCAGAACGACTCGAACTACGCCTACCTGAGCGGTGCCAAGCAGATCCCGGCGGCCCAGTTCGCCCAGGCCCAGCGTGCGGCTGACCAGGTGATGTCTGGTGCGGTACCGGATCCAACCGGCGGGGCCACGCACTACTACGCAACGACAATGCCGAAGGCCCCGGCCTGGGCGGCGAAGGCCACGCAGACGCTGCGCCTGGGTCACCATGTCTTCTTCAAGGACGTGCCGTGATGACGCCTGGGCAAATTCTTGGCGCGATCCTGCTGGCCCTGGCCATCGGGTTTGGTGGCGCCTGGCAGGTTCAGGCCTGGCACCTTGGCGAAAGGCTGGCTGAGCAGGCCGGCCTTCACAAGGATGACCTGGCCGCGATCAGCAATGCCGCCGCCGCCCAGGTCAGCACCGAGCGGGGAAAACGCTTGGCTGCCGAACAGCGCACCACCAGCGCCGACCAACAACACTTCAAGGAACTTTCCGATGCTCAACGCAACCAGGCTCGCCTGCGTGACCAGCTTGCTACTGCTGATGTGCGGCTGTCAGTCTTTCTCGACGCCACGGATTCAGCCAGTGGCTGCAGTGTGCCTGCCACCCCCGGCACCGGCAGCGTGGTTCATGCAGCCCGTCGAGCCAAACTTGACCCAGCGCATGCTCAACGAATTATCCGAATCACAGATGACGGGGACGACGCCATAATTGCATTGCGTGCTTGCCAGGCGTACGTGCGGGCTATTGTGCGCTGATAGGCTTGATCAGTTCAGGCCCTTTGTTCCGCACGTTGCCCACGGCCGTGTCGACCTTGAACCACTCGAATACCTCGGCCGGCTCGCCCTGGTGCAGCACCATCTGCTCTGCGCGCTCCTTGGGTGTGGCCGGGTCGAGCCATTCCCTGGCCAAGTCAGGTGTCAGCACCACGGGACGACGGTCGTGGACATCCACCATGCCCCCGGCACTGTCGGCGGTGATGATCACGAAGCCATCATGCTCGCCTGGGCCTTCGTCTGCGCCAGGTAGCTGGCCGATAGCAGCACAGAATATCGGTGCACCATCGCGGCGGCGGATCAGGTAGGGCTGCTTTTTTGGGCCGCCTTCATCCACCCACTCAAACCAGTTATCGATTGGCGTGATTGCCCGGTGCGGCCAGATCGCCCTGAAGAACGGACCATGCGCCACTTTTTCCACGCGGGCGTTGATAGGTGCCGCCCGGTCTTTCGCCCAGTGCGGCCGCCATCCCCAGCGTACCGGATCAGCGTGGAGCAATTCGCCCTGCAGGTGCAGCAATGCAACTGCGGTTGTCGGTGCCACGTTGTACCGTTCAATTGGTTGATCGCCCACGGAGTTCGCCAGTGCATTGGGCATACTAAGTGCTGCAACGAAGTCGTGGATTCCTCGGTACTGTGAAAGTCTCCCGCACATAAGCATCTCCGCTCGTCGGCGCCGATGAACAGCCGGTCCCCGGCCAATCTCTACACTGTAGACACTGGCCCGAGGTATTCGTCATGGCGATTAACATTGATCAGGTGAACGCAATGGAGGCGTGGTTTGCGCTGCGTAACGATCCAGCCTTCATATCGGCCACGCCTGAGGAGCGCTACGAAACACGGCTGGCCCTGGCTGACGACCTCAAGCAACAGGGGCTGATCAATGAGGGTGAGTGGCGCGAGCTGACTGAGGAAGCGGTAACGGCCTATGCAGACGAGTTAGGCTAGTGGCTGCTTGTAAACGCTAAGCTCGAGCAGCAGTCGCTGATTCTCCCTGAGAAGATGGTCGCGCTGCCCGGTGATGATTTTCACGCTTTGCACTGAGGCAAACGAGTACTGCTGTTCCAGCGTGCTGATCTTTTCCTCAGCCGCAGCGAGCTTTGCTTCTGTCTCGGCCTTTCCCGTCATCAGCAGGTCGTTCATCTGCACTAGGCCGGCGATATTCGCCCGAGCTCGACGCAGCATGCGCTCGGTCTCCACCAGCTCATCTACGAGGATTGAGCATTGGTGCTGGTACATCTCCAGCGGAGTGGGGCAGCCGAGCCAATCGTCGGTGTCCATGTCTACGTTCATAGCGTGAATCTCAAATACTGTATGTGCGTACAGTAATCGAGGTTTGAACGTGACGCGATTTGAGCCGACGAGCTGTATGGGCTTGCGACTATTCCGATTCCATTAGCACGGCGAGAGTCATTTTGATGAATTCTTCATTGTGGCCGATTGTGAAAAGGGCGCCTCGCACATTGTCTGCCACCTCGGCGGAGCCACGTTGCTCAACCCAATTTGACAGCTCCAGGATGGACGCTTCGAGGGCAAGTTGGTTTTCGTAGAGTTTCGAAAGCAGGGAAGGGATTAGGTCTGAGTTCGGCATCGTTGTTCCTCCGTGGAGCGAACAGCGTAGCAGGCAAATTATTGAGTGGGGAGATCGTTCGGCAGGACGCCGGAGGAGGGGGAAATCATTTCCGCAACCCAATGCACGCCCCTTGATATATGCGGGCTGTAGGCTTGGTAAAAACTCTGAGTTGCGGAAACGATAAATAGCTAAGGTGTTGATTATTATAGTTAACTCGGCAGTCTTGAAAACCGGCGGACGTTAATAGCGTCTCCAGGGTTCGAATCCCTGGTTTCCCGCCAAGATTCATACAAAAGCCTCGCGAATGCGGGGCTTTTGTGTTTCTGGGGTTTGGTTATGCCGGGCTATTCATGCAATAGGCCTGACTCGAAAGGCCAGAAACACCGGCCCGAATGGGAAGGTACTGACTTCCAGCTCATCCAGTGGATTGAGCGTGTGCGTGCGGCTTCCAGCGTTGCTGTAGATCACGTGGCTGCTGGATACAGCAATGTTGATCTTGCCGGCGGCCGCCTGGATTAGATTCACCTTGAACCCTTCAATTACGTCATCACCGATTGTCAGCGTGACATCTGTATCGCTGATGACCAGGATCGACTTGCCTGAATCCGCCATGGTCAAGGGCCTGCTGCCGGTGATAGAGACATTGGTGTGCACATGTCCGCCAGCGTGATAGCTGACCATCCTCGGATCAGCGAAGACCCGGGCAAAGGAGCCGACATAATTCACACTGGCGCGCATGTCGTCGAATTGCTCGACCACATAAGTACCGATGCTGCCGGAGACTTCCCCGTTGGGGTCCAAAACCCATTTGCGTCCCACCATCAACCCGATCTGGGTATTGGCACGTACACCGGCACGCATTTCTTCCAGAAAGAGTTGGCTGATCTGGCCACCGCCTTTGCCCTGAACATAGGTAAATCGCGCAATGGAATGGCTGTCGCCAGTGGGGCTGCCCTGGGCAGTATCGACCTTGTAGTCGACAAAGTCTGCCGAGACGATGGTGGTCGTGGTGTTGGCGTTTGGCGCCCAGGTAAAATCCAGGACTCTGCCGGTTTTGACCTGCTCTAGAGAGGTAGTGGCTTGTGATGTAGTAGTAGAGCCTGACTGCTTCAAATCGTCATTCATGATACTCATCCGTAAGTGGGGTGTGGGTCGAAAGTACACGAAGCAAATGACCGCCGTCATCACGCCACGTTTTCTACAAGACCATGCTGTCTTGCCTTTCAATGCTTGCGGGTGCCTCCATGATGCTAGTGTCTGAAGGCGTTTGGGCTAAACAATATCTGCCCGAGATTGCCAGCAAAGCGCCTTACAAAAAAGCCTACGCAGAGATGCTCAGTTATCCGGACTGGGTCAGTAAAGCTCAGGGCACAGCGTCGCCAGTCGAGACAGTTTCGGCGGATGGTAAACGCTTTACGGTAGGCCACATGTGCAAGCCACATGATTGTGCAGACAATCAGCTAATCGTGGTCTTTAACGCAGATGGAACAAAGTCCTGGGGGCTACTGGCGACTCGTCCAGCCGATGGAGATGCATTCAGTAAGCAATTACTGGGTTATCCCGACAGTGTCGTTCAGGGCCTACTGAATAAGTCGTTTGCTGACAACAATCCCGAAGATTGA